GTTCATTTCCAGAGCCTTGCACTATTATAGATTGAGCATTAGATGCTATAAGATTAAGTTTTAGTTCTATCTTAAATGGTCCATCTGACTCTGGCGGTATCCAAGAAGTTTCATCTCCATCATTCATATAAAAATATAGAACTTCTACTCCTTCATCTAATACATATATTCCTGTTTCTCTAGGGAAATAGCCTTCTTCTAAAGAAACATTATCTATAACAGTTGTTAGTACTACAGCATCTCCTTTTTGTTCTTTACTTAATATTTGGTAGACCTATTTATAGGGAAAAAATCTTCCCACTTTCTAAAATGGAAAAAATAGAGTATCAACAGAGCTTACTTAAGCGTAAGACTCCATACGAAATATCAAAGGAAGAACATACCATTTATAAATATAGAAATCTAATTGAATTAAACTATGAAACTGACCAAGCTTTCCTTTCAAAAAATAATAAAATTAGAATTATTACAGATGGAAAAGAAAAATTTAAGCTTTTATTTGAAGATATAAAAAATGCTAAGCAATATATTCATATTCAATACTATATTTTGAAAAAAGATGGTATTGGTAAACAGTTATTCAGTTTACTAGAACAAAAATTAAAAGAAGATAAACGAGAACATACAATGTTGAAGTTCCCGAACGACATAGAATCAGACGGTACAAAGAACATATTTTTAATTAACATCAATGCAATTTCGGGTTCCAAATTTAATGGTACACAATATCAGACAGTTCAAGACGGAGAAAAACAAGTCGTCTATCAGTCCGGCAATTCAAATAGTTTGGCCAGAAAATTCACCGGAAATTATGTTAGAACATCAACATCAATCGCCCTATACATGCCCGAAAGTATTCAAGCAACATACAAATCAAATTGGTCAAGCAACGATTTAGGTACAACCGGTTCCATCATGGACGCATGGTCGGGCTCCGGTGATTTAACTACAATGGCCGGTTGGGAAGAAGTAGGTAAATCTATATCAGATAACGCCGGAGAAGTTGCTAAGATGACAGGTATCAAAACCCTAAATGCAGTTACACCATTTAATATAAAGGATGCATACCAATTATCTAATGCAATCGTAGAGAATCCATATACAGAGGTAATGTTTAAAGGTATAGATAATAGATCTTTCGAATATTCATTTAAAATGATACCACGAAATGCAACAGAACAAGCTACTATTAAAGAGATCGTCAATACTCTAAAATTCCATCGAGCCCCTGAGAAAAAAGTAAACGGAAATAATCTCTATTGGTCATATCCGTCAACATTCGATTTAAGTTTTCTAAAATCAGACGGAAACGAAAACGAATGGCTATTCAAACATTCCACATGCGCACTAACATCATTAGATATAAAACACGGCGGCGATGGGTATTATTCGAGCTATAAAGATGGAAGTCCATTCTATACAACAATAAATATGGCATTCACCGAATTGGAAATTTTGGACAAAGATAGAATATTAGAGGGATATTAAGCATGTCTAGCCATTTTGTACACTATCCAGTAGTAAAATATAATGATAGCTATCAGATGAACATCACAGTTCGCACAGATATCTTAGAAGGTTACAAAAACAACGAACGATATTATTTTGCATATAATATATCAGACACAGATACACCGGAGATATTAGCAGACAAATTGTATAACAATGCAGATATGGCATGGATCATATTATCGTTTAACAATATAGTGAATCCGTTTGAGCAATGGTGCAAAAGCTCTAATGAATTGCATAGCTATATATTAGACAAATACAAAAATCCTTATGAAGTCAAATATTGGATGCATATCGATACCGGTCTACTAGTTGATTCTACATTATATTCTAGAGACAAATTAGTACCGATTACTAATTATGAATATGAACAATTGGTAAATGACAAAAAGAGAAAGATCAAATTACCATTACCAGAGATTGCAACAATAATAGCATCAGAAGTGAAAAAACAATTTACAAGTTAGAATAGATTATATACAATAGCTTTCAATATATTTTATTGGAAGCTTTTTGTTATATGAATGCAAAACAACGTAGAATGCGAATTAGCAAACGAAATTATTATTTCACATATTTTGCTGACGCTACTTTGTTTCATAAGAAACCAAATTTTAAATCAAAGAAACAAAAACAATATTCAAAAATCAGAAAAAACCATTTTAAAAAGAAAATGGAAGAACATTTAAGAAAACATGAAGGTTTGAAATGATGAAATATATGTCCGCTAAATTATATGAGCGCATGAAGAAAGCTGTGTTTGGTGATGATTTTATGTATAAAGGAAAGTATTACAGGAAGTCGCACCAGCATCAAAAATATTTTGAAGCTATCGAAATTGATAGATATGGTGGCATTGGTATTGATAATGTATTTCACAAATTTGGTGCAAAATGAAAATTGAAGATGTTAAAGTCGGTATGTTTGTAAAAGACAAACTTGGTAACGAATACAAAGTTGTCGATATTAGATGCAATACAATCAGATTGATTTGACAAATTTTTTGCAAATCAGCTCGTATTGATAGTGTATTTAAATTTCAAAAAGTTGATGATAAATATTGGATTACAACATCAGAAGAAGATGCTAAAGAAATTTTTGGAAACGATATTGATATTTCGATAAAATCTATCGAACAAATAAAAAATCCTAATAAGAAAATTTTGAAAAAATTCTTAAAGAAAATTGATAAAATTGAAAAATGTATGAATGATGGTGATGTAGGTGAAACATATTATGAACTTGTTTCATTGAAGCAAGAACTTATTAAACATTTTACTAAAGAAGTCTGAATATGAAACTGAAAGAAATTGAAATTGGACAGATTGTTATTGACAAACATGGTAACGAATATAAAGTGCATGATATCGATTATACTATTGGTGATGATAATTGTACACCGGTTGCATTAGAGTGTATTAAATACGTTAAAGATATTAGCATTTTTAATCATATTTGTTTTACAACAATTGGTCAAGTCTTTTGGATCTATAAGTCCAAAAAGGCGGCTAAGAAAGACTGTTGTAAAAATATGGATGTTATTACCGTCAAATCGTTAAAATTAAAGGATGAATCAAAATGAAATTAGAAGATGCTCGTATCGGTATGGAAGTTGTCGATAAATTTGGTAACGAATATGTCATCATTGGTTTGGCTAATGATTGTATGCCGGTCAAACTAAAATGTACCAAATTGGAAAATGAATGTGTCATAGATGATACGACAAAATTTGTAACGGAAGACGACGAATGGTGGATCGTAGATTCAGAAGAAAAATATAAAGCATTTTCTAAATGTGATGTCGATATTTCTTTAGAATCCATTAAACCAAAGGATGAAATATAGATTATTCATAGACGACGAGCGATTCCCAGTTTTTCCAGACTGGTTTGTCGCTCGTCGTAGTTTTCAAGCAATTGGAACACTTTGGTTAATGAATGTAAAATCAATTTACTTCTATTATCTGTTTGAATATAATTCAATTATACTCTGAATTGATCAACAAAACTCTGAAAGGTTAAACTGAAATGAATGAATTAAAATTGGTTATTGATATTGCAATTGAAAAAGAAGAATTATCTGAGTATGTTGCTGATATGAAAAGACGATTCGATATTGATGTTGAAATCCTAAATGAAGAAGGTCCTGCTGGTGGCAATCCTGAGGTTTTGATACATGGCACAGAAGAAATGATCAAATTATATTTTGTAGAATATAATGGTGAATGGGATAAAGACGAATTTGAATCTTTCGTTCGTTTTCATCAACAATTGTAAATAGTAGGAGGGCAGGACTGCCCTCCTATCTTTGAATGAGGTGATTTAAAATGTTTTATTTGTTTGTTCAAAACAACAGTGGTGGTAGTTTTCAATATGATACAGACTCTGGTATTGGTGTCAATGTAGCTTTTGAAGCAAATTCTGAAGAAGAAGCTATCGAACGTGCCAAGAATGTCATCTATTTTGATGGTGTGAACATGGGTCGTGATTGTCCGTGTTGTGGCGACCGTTGGTCAGAATATACATATGATTCTGCAGAAACTTTAGAAGAGCTCTATAAATGCAAATACAAAAACACATGGACTGATGAAGACAGTACAATGTATGTACATATGCTTGACGGTTCAATCATAGCAATGAAATAAGAAATCGTCAAAAATTTAGAAAAAAGTCAATAATTTTGTAACGTATTGATTTTAAACAAAATTTAAAATATCACAAATTGATGTAACTATATTGATTTTATTGGATATTTTTTCTGGTGCAAATTTTTCCAATATATCTGTATTTGATTTTTGCACCTATTTTATAACTATATTGATTTTGTTAGATATTTTGAGGTTATCAAAATGAACGCAAAAAGTCGTAGAATTCGTCGCATTTGGACAAAAGGAAATTGATATGTTGACACTAGATGAAAAACTGGTTCGTAACGGTTTATTTGGTTCCACTAATATAAAGAAAACCAAAATAAGAAGTACATTCACTCATTGTGATTGTGGTAAAGAGGTCTGGGCTTTTATTTGTTTCCACAAAGACGGTAAAGTATATTGGAATAATAAATGCCCAGATCATAAGCTTGATGCAAAGAAACTATCTGATTGGCCCGAAATGCCAAAAGATGAATTGGACAAATATTTACGGTCACTCGTTTAAATATGAAAGAGAATTTTGAAAAAAGGTCTGAGATATAATTCTCAGACCTTTTGTGTAAACGAATGTAAAGACTATTTACTTCCATCTAGTGACTGGATATAATTCAACCATACCAAATTGATTAACAAACTGAAAGGTAAAACTGAAATGAATACTACTAATTCTATGAAAGAAATCGCTGCTTACTACAACGAAATCGCAGATGTAAAAGTAGACACAGTTCGTCTGTCTAAACTTGGTAAAGCAAAAGTCCTGGCTAAAATTGCTGAGATTGAAGCTACTAAAGCTGAAAAAGAAGAAGTAAAACCAGTTCTTGCAAAAAATGGTAAAAAGAAAACTGTTCGTACTGGTATTACCAAACATATCCGCGAATTGTTGATGAAAGTAGTTGGTACTGATGAGAATGGTCGTAGCATTGGTCTGTCATACGATGAAGTTCTTGCTGAAGTAGTTGCTGCTGACAGTCGTCGTCAACCATCTCGTAACGGTATTATGTGGACTGCATGCAAAATGCGTTCCGAAGGTATCGTACTTCCTCAAATCCGTCCACGTAAAGGCAAATACTAATATATAGAACGAGGGCAGTCCTGCCCTCTCCTAAAAGGATATTCAAAAAATGAAATTGAAAGAATTTAAAGTCGGTCAAATTGTTGAAGATATTCATGGTAACATCTATGAAGTAATATATGTTGTTGATGATGCTGATGATTATCAACCCGTAAAATTAAAATGTACTAAAAGATCCGGTAATAAAGCATATATTACACGTCCTAATAATTCTTATTATGAATTTAAGGTTGGATGTACATGGTGGATCACAACAGATGAATTGGATGACTTCACAATTGTAGAAAGTTAAAAATGATTGACAATTTGTATGATGAAAAACGCTATGAAGTCATGTAAGAATTGTCAACATTTAAAGTTGAATTGTTGCAAAAGATTGAAAAGCCAAAGAAAACATTTCATGGTGGTATTATTGTTTAAAGGTGATTTGAAATGAAATTAGAAGATGTAAAACTTGGTCAAATTTTGAAAGACAAATTTGGTAACAAATACAAAGTAACAGCAATCGAAAAAGACGATTTACAATCAGTAATTGTGACATGTATAGAATTTAAAAAAGAAGTTTGTGTGGGCGATTTATCCATTATTGGTTTGGGTGATTCTGTATGGTTGCTAAATGATAGAAGTATTTTGTTATCATTAGAAAGTTCGTCTGGTGAAAAAATTGCCAAAAATTTAAAATTTACAGCTTTTTCAAAACCATTTAAAAAAATCACAATTTCGTCTGGGTTTGATTCTCAAGACTTTTTGTTGTGTCAGCCATATTTCTTCAATAAGATTGATGTGACATTATCAGATTTAGAAGAATGTGATGCTTCTTCAGACCGTTTGATAAAAGATAATGTTAAGATTGGTATGACAGTTTCCGATGGTCTCGGCAACACTTATGAAGTTATTGACTATTCAATACACAGTGTTAAATTAGAATTGAAAATGGAAACTGTTAATGTTAATGGTGAAGGACGTAAATTTTATATGCATATGTGGGTATCATATGAATCTGACGTAGAACTGTCAATGAAAGATTTTCGTATTATTGAGAAGGATAAATCAAAATGACAAAACATATTCATGCTGAAGCAATGATGCAATATGCAAAAGATGCGATGAAAACAGAAGAACCTTGGTTGCTCTGGGAATATCGTACCGAAGGCAAATGGAAACAATGTATGTCTCATCCGTCATGGGCTAAAAATATACCGTTTCGCCATAAGCCAGAAGTCATCAAAGTCGGTGATTATGAATTTCCAAAACCGGTTGCAAATCATCCGTTTCATATCGGTGATTATTATTGGTATGTTATGTTTGGTGATGATGGCTTTACAGTATATGAAAAATGTTGGCACAATTCTATTGAAGATAGACAAATTATGAGTACCAATCTTATTCATCTCGATAAAGATGATGCTCAACAACATGCAGACGTTTTGAACAAAATTCATAAGGGTGAAATAAAATGATTAGTGCAAAAGAAGCATATGATTTGTCGGCACCAAATTTAGAAAAATATCGCAAGTTTATTGAAGAGCGTATTCGTGGAGCAATTAGTGCTCATAAAATGGAAGTACAGATTCGTGAAGATCCATATAATATGTGGCTATATGATGAAAAGAAATTGCCTGAGAAAGATATGGACGCAGTTAGAGTCATACAAGAATTACGTAATCTTGGATATGAAGTAAGTCAATATTATAGCGATGGTTCGCAATTTGTTGATGTAGCTCTTGTTATTTCTTGGAAGAAAATAAAATGAAACTTGAAGATGTTAAAATTGGTCAGATTTTAGAAGATAAATTTGGCAACAAATTTGAAGTAACACAAATCGATACAGACGACAAGTTTATGCCCGTAGAATTGAAGTGTGTTGAATTTGTAAAAGATGTTTGTATTGGACGTGATACAATTACTAAACCCAATTTTCATTCATGGGTTCTGAAAGATCGTTCGAGAATCCTGTCTTCTGACAGCACTATTGGTGGATTTTTAAAAGAACATTTTTCGAACACAAAAACATTTGGCGAATTGGAAATCATTGATCTTATGCTCAATGGTGACGAATGTCGTTTTTTGTTTGGTGATGCAAATGCTATTAAAAAGATTGATGTCACATTAAAAGATTTATGTCTTAACGGTGATGAAGGATATCCGACAATTCATAACACACGAATTGACGATATTATTGTTGATAAATTTGGTGTAGAATACAGAGTCATTGCTAAATATGGTACTGGTATTGAAGTAGTATATAGCACAGAATTTACTGGAATTGATGACAGAGTTTTTGATGTAAATGCAAAAATGTATGTTCCGTTCTATAATAGTGGATATACAGATGACGTTTTGACTACAAAAGAATTTAAAAAGAAATAGTTTAAATTATGTAAAGACTATTTACTTCTTAGGTCTATTTGAATATAATTCAATTATACCAAATTGAAAAACGAAAGGTAAAACTGAAATGAATCAAAATCGCGTTTCTATTTGCAAATTGATTGCTCAAGCATTGATGGTAAATAGAACTGATATTACGGTTAACAATACAATTAGCATTTCGTATAAATCGTTTGATACGACAAAGAAAAGTCCGAAAATTTTCAGTGCTAATATGATTATTCGTTTTAGCGTTGATGAAATTCAAATTGAATACGAAAACAAATTGCGCAAGATTGAAAAAATCATCTATAAGAGAAACGATTCATCTGATAGCAAAAATGTCAAATTGACACAGCGAATTTTCGAAGATTTTGCCGATTTTGATTCTGACTATATTACAACTCTACAATCAATCGTTATTACATATTTCGCACATTGAAGAAAATCCCTAGATAAACTCTAGGGATTTTTCTATTTTTTGGAAAAATAGTTAACAAGACCTTTTGAATATGTCCTGTCATTAACCAATGTCAATATCTGCTTTCTATTATTACCGTTTTTCTTTAATGAAATGTGAATCCATGCAGAAGATGTTCCTCTATATTCTAGCAACAATTGATCAAATGGCACAAGATCTTTGATCTTTTTGGCCACTTCATAATAAGATGATTTTGGTCTAGAAGTAAATACAATATCTAGAGCTTCACCCTTATTATGCTGAGAATTGTTTGTACCATTTCGGAAACCAGAAGATACTGTCGCATCGGGGAAATGTTTCTTAATAATATCAAAACAATTTTCTACAACGTTTTTCATATTGCAATATATTTGATTAATGGTCAGACCTTTTTGAGCTTTGAATTGATGACTTCCGGTGACACACTGACCTACTTTCAGATATTTGCCAATCGGAGCATTAAGGTTCAGATTGCCACGACTATCTCTAGGCACCAGACCACAGTCTACAGATTGCATCGGTACATTGCCACCATCAGATTCATCTTTCGGTTTTTCGTCAGGGCTTTCTGGTTTTTTGTGATATGCTTCTGCATCTTCTTTTGTCATCAAGCCATCGGCAACCATTCTATTGGTTTGCTCTTTAGTCAATGGTACTTCACCAAATGTAGCATCCTCAACTCTCATCGAATCAACAGATACACCAGCAATAACAGGAATACTAGACAAATCACTACCCATTACCACATTAGTATGAATATGAGTTGTCCATTTAGTACCAAGAACATATTGCTCATTACAATAATATTCACCAGCTTGTCTGATGACCGGGATGTCAAAATTGGCAGCAGCCGCTTTTACGTTCCAGATTCCGTCAATATTCAAATTGCAATTGCCCATGACTTTGACGTTTCTAGAATCAGTAACGATCTCATTCTTTTCACCACCAATAAATGTATAGTCATCATTTTTGGCTTTATGGAAAACATTGCCTGCATGATCCATCATCATAAAGCTGCCGCTCTTATGATAGATGTTTACCCTTTCATTTCCTGGTGTATCATCAAATTCCCACATATGACCAGAAGCCGATGTAAATGTTCTATTATATGGATATTGAGCATTCCCAGATGTCTGAGGAAATGGTACACCGTCAATACCACAATTATTTGCCATGGATTCAGCAGTTGCTTTCTGATTGACCGTTCCGTCTTCATTATAGACAACATTACTATTTTGACTACCATCACCTTTAATAGAATCATAATCAGTCTGTGGAATATTCGCACCCTGACTTTTCAGAAAATCAAGACAACGTTTCATCGACCATTGATGACCTTGCCCACCATATCGAAATGGTGGAAAGGATGCCCATTCATAAGAACACATAATAATAGCTTCTTTGAATTTACCATCAATAATCAGTTTGATTGCTTTTCGAACAAGCGATAAAGTAATCATACATGCAAGATCTTGACTTCTTGGTGAAAAGTCGTTGATGCCAAATTTCTTTCTATAGTTCGAGATTCCTGGTCCTTTACTGTCACCGTTCCAAGTGTATCCCATATATTGATAAGCACCAGCAGCAGATGATGTCAATGTACTGGATAATCGTATCTTTCTGTTAGGGTGTTTCGAAAAATCAGAAAACCTGTTGCCGCCAACCAAAACAGAATATGCACCGTCATATGAATTACCGCCATGTAAATATGTACCTTCGGTTTGTTTGATTAGACGTAAAAATGCACGCACATTTGAATTCGTCAGATACTCTTCTAGATGTTGTCGTGACTTTGGTGGTATTGTATATTTGTCTGTAGAATTGGATGTATTCTGGGGTGACTCTGATGATGAATTGTTATCTTTATTATTAGAATCAGGATTTGCACTGTCTGGTCCTTGTTCGTTTCCACAATTAGAATAGACACCGGCGATATCTTCACCACGTGCAATGCCTGCTACATCGTTCAGACCGTTCAGACTATGGAAGCTACCGAATATAATGCCGTTTTGTTGGTCTTCGTCTAGATATGCACCAAGAACATGAGTGCCTACCTGATAGAATGTCGGAGAAAAACCCATCCCTTGAGATGCAGCCCCTTGAGACAAAATAGGAAACCAGGGTAAATCTTCTGTAGGTAAAATACCAGCATCTTGAATATTATGACCAAATACACGGACTTGATAACGTCCATTTTGCAAAGGATCATTTACACCCTCGATAATACCAAACCAAAATCGTAAATTAGTAGGAGAAATCATATAACTTTTTCTTCTAAAATAAATTTTTGTATATATGGAAAATTTATAGCAAAAAAGGAAATCTAATAATGACACCAGATACAAAACTCATATTGTCTGCTAATGATCTAATTGAAATGATGAACAAACACGGAATTCCTTTGGACGAAGAAGCAATATATCAAAGAGATATTGACGAAGACAATTTTAAAGAATTTTGTTGTGAACTGATTAAAAAGTTAGATATCACAGAAAAAGAATAATATATGGAAAATAATCTATACAAAAACAATGGTGACTATAATCTGTATAGATGTACTATCACCATTGGTAAAAATGATAAAAAGACAGAACTCGATTTGTCTAATATTGTACAAGATATCGTTCTTTACGAAAGCATTCATAGTCCATATATGTCGGGCAATATTACATTGTCGGACCATTTGAACTTATTGGATTTTGCTACATTAGGCCAGGGTGAAAAGATCAATATCGAATATTCGACAACGGGTATCGAAAATAAGATCATATTCGAAGGTTTGGTTTATAGTGTTAGCGAACCATATCGAGCATCAGAACATACGTCATTGTATACTTTACAATTTGCTTCTCATCCGTTTCTATATGCAAAACGATTGAAACACTGGAATGCATATAAGAATACGACTTTGTCCAATATTGTAAAAACACTATTTGACAAAACATACGAAATGGTTGATAGTGAAATCAAAAAGCAATTGAAAATTTCTGAGACCGACAGAAATAGATATATTCTTTTTACTGGGCACGATACTATAGAAGCATACCAATTATGTTCACGATTTGCTAGTAGTAAAGATTCATTATTTGGTTATGTATTCTATGAAAATTCGAAAGAATTCCGATTTGTGCCATTAGAAGAATTATTCAAAGCAGAACCAGTAATGGAATATTTCATTGCTCAACGTGGTGCATATACTGATTCGGTCGAATCTGGATTTGAAGAGTCATTTAACAGATATCAAGATTTGGTTTTTGAAAAAAATAAAACACATCTTGAAAGTATTATTGACGGTAGCCTTGGTACAACATATAATTTCGTTTCGTTACGAGACAAAGTAAATTCTAAGATCACAACTGATTCTGGGAAGTTTGCAGACAATGTTCTTTCTGAAAATCAATATTTGTCCAATTATGTTACATTAGATAACGAAGGTTTGATCATTGTTTTACCTCAGACTCAATTATTTGGTGATGAAGAAAATGTTGTAAAAAATGAAACCATTTTGAATAGATGCAATAATATTGCGGTGAACATTGCTACATTTGGTAATTCTGAACTAAAAGTCGGTGATATTGTAAAAGCAAATATTCCTAGATGGTCGACTCAAATGGGTGAATCTGATTCTGTAGACAGATATAGCGGAAATTATTTGGTATCTGAAATCAAACATATTCTAACAAGGAATGCATATAATACTCGTCTGAAATTGATTCGTGATGGTATCAATGGTCCGCCTATTGAAGTTGAAGATCGTTCTAGAACATACAATGATGCACCAAATCAAGCATTATTAGAAGAAGGTGCAAATGAAAATATCGAAAAAGAAGAACAAATTGCAACCGACAAAAAATATTCTATTACAGCAACAGGTAGAATGCAAGGCAATCGTGGTGCATTTGGTATAATGTCCGTTCTAGAAGAAGAAAAACCAATATTCACAATTCCGTTTCGGTCTGGGAGTTCCGCAGGAAATGGTATCTTTTCTATATGGAATGGTAATTTCTTATGTAACCATTACAGAAACAGACGACCTGGTAATGGTGATTATAATAAGGCTATGACTATTGGTAATGTCGGATTTTCGTTCAATCTGGATCCGGTGAATAAAGCAGGTGTTAGACGTGGTGATTTGCGTATTCATCCAGATGGTGGCGCGACTATTGGCAACGGTTCCGCCGGATGTCTAGCAGTAAACGGTAGTCAAAGTGAATTGTTGAAATGTGAGAATCTATTAAGAGATATCATTAAACAACAGAAGAACATACCAGTCTTTGTGAATATTGCTGGTAATCCGAATAATAAAACTCGTCGAGCAGGTAACGAATGAGAAAGGAGAGCCATATGGCTCTCCTTGTCTATTTTACATTTTGCAATTTCAAAAATTCTAAAACTTCTTTTTTGAATTTTGCAACTTCGACTTTTGCTAGATATGCATTATTGCCACCGTTATATCGTTCTAAATCATCAATACGATCAAGTATGTCGTTGACACATTTTTCTACGTATGATTTATTGAAATGCGATTTATACAGATGTTCTAAATATTGTGAACATACCCACCAATCGCTATTAGAATGATCTTTGCGAACATAATTAGGATCAAACCAAAATGGATCTACTTCATTTTCACCATGTTTAATAAAACGTAATTTAACTGGTTGAACATCATAATTGGCATATTCTGATATTTTGACAACTTCATAAATATTGTTGTGTTTGTCATAAACATTCATACCAACTTCAAATTCTTTCAATTTCATTTCAGTGTAACCTTTCAGTTTGTTTTTCAATTTGGTATAATTGAATTATATATAGACTACTATTAGAAGTAAATAGTCTTTACATTCGTTTACACTACAACCAATTGATTGAAATTTTCGTAATCCAAAAGAATAAATAAATTATATGTTTCGAAACAATATAAAAGGTAAAAATTAAAATGTCATCAGTACATCAATTTAAAGCTGCTCTAAAAGGAGGCGGTGCACGTGGTAATAGATTTGAGATTATTCTCAACATTCCAGGTGCTTCATCAGACGTTATCAACAATACTCGCTTTTTGGTAAGTTCTTCTCAGATTCCTGGTAGTACTTTAGGTACGATTGAACAACCGTTCCGTGGCCGATTCTTAAAATTAGCCGGTGACCGTACATTCGAAAGCTGGGATTGTACATTTGTCAATGATACAGACTTTGGTATTCGTGAAGCTCTTGAAAAATGGTCGAATACAATCAATGCATATAATGCCAATACAGGTAGTCATGTACCAGACGACTATATGTCAGACGCATTCGTATATCAATTGGATTCGTATGGTAACCGCATCAAAGAATTCCGTTTAATGCTTGCATGGCCTTCTGTCGTTGCACCAATTGAATTGGCTCAAGATGCTAATAACCAGATTGAACAATTTAGTGTCACATTTGAATATTCTGATATTGAGATGAATGCGACAAAAGGTCAAAGTTCAACTAACAGATAAAAACAAAAGTCTACCTTAATTGGTAGACTTTTTGTATATTTAAAATTTATACGCCAATAGTGAATTCAATTTCAATTGGTTGTGAAAAATTATATGCTGTTGGATTACTTGGTAAAAAACTATATCGATAAACGCATGATGTGTCATTTTCTTCAACAAGTTTTAAATTTCTGTTTTTATAGAAATGTGAATCACCAAATTCATCAGCTGTTTTATAAACTAAATGACGTATTGGTTTAATATGTTCTTTGTATAATGTGTCACATTGTACTGTCGCATTTTGTGTAGATAAATTAGCAGCATTTGCAGACAAAGAAATAGCAGCAACGATTGCAAAAATAATTTTTTTCATGATAAACCTTTCAGTATTTGATATTGATTTAATATGTAACTATAATATCATTATGGATTTATGTTGTAAATAGTTATATATGTTAAAATATGTTAAGAATAGTAATGATACCTACCATGTTTTTTTAATGTTTCTATATGTGACTCTGTTGGTGAATCAACATACATATAATATGGTATATTTGCCCTAGCTGATGGCGAATCATTCAAGTTGTTCAAATCAGGTAATAATCCTGAAAATGGTTTGAAATTTCTATCAACCATTGGTACTCTATTATAATGTTTATTATAACTTTCATATTGAGCAAACACAACACCATTTTTAATTTCATCAAGACTTGATGAAATTTTTATTTGATGAAGAACTTGAAATTCATCAACGTTTGTCATTAGAAATGTTTGTCTAGATTTTTCATCCCATGTTTGGAAGCCATATTCACCAAATCTAGCAATATCATTAAAATTCGTTGCATATTCATATATCTTAAAATGATGATGCTGTAATTCTGGAGTGCCAATATACCTCAATCTAGCTTTTCTTGTATTAACACTAAAAAAGGATAATTGGACATTGGCGATAACCAATCAAGAAATTGCCCACTAAAATCATTTGGACTCATTGTTTGAATAGCAAACATTCTGAATGGCAATCTATTAACAACATTAATTATAGAAAATTCATTAGAATTGTTATAAAGATTGATATAACTTGGGTCTTCATAAAGTGACATATCAATAAATCCATCTTTATATGGATTTTTTCTATTTTTTTCAATATATGATTTTGCTTCTGCTGAAATTTTATCAATTTTCCATGTATCTATATTGCTTAATGGAACATTAAATTCATGAACACGGCTCAGCGTAAAAAAATTACTGTCGGCTATATTTAAATCATTTGTTTGTATACCATACATACAATATATCCTCTAACGAATGTGTATCCTCTACCATATTTATCATTATCGGAAAAAATATAGGTTTTTCTATTCCATTTTCAATTATACCAGAACCTTTTAAAAATCTTGCATATAAACCACCACCAAGTCCTGTAACTATTGCTGGTAAAATTATTCTATGTGAAGAATTTTTGTTATCAGTTGGATTTTGACCATTTGGACCACGCAAAGACAATGTTACTTGTTTTGTAACATTGTCTTTAAATACATCTACAGCCATCATGAATGAATTTGGGTGCATAATTTGCGCACCATAGTATTGAAATGGCATAGCTGTTACAATTGCATATTCATCATCTGCCAATACCGGTAATGACGGATAACACCCTTCAAATTCAACATCACGCCAGTTACCACCACCAGTAATAGCGTTAAAAAAATGAACAGTGCCTCTTCTAAAATTTGAATCAGCAACATTTATGTCGTTTGTGATTATACCATAATTTGACATATTACAAATATCCAATCAGTCTAACAAAAAGTTCATCATAATTATTTGCAGAACGGCGCATTGTGATCATTCGCTCTGATGCTTCATCAAAATCCATTCCACCCTTTTGTACCAAACCATCGCGGTACATTTTTAAAAGTTTTTCTGCAGGTGTTCCATAAATTTTGTTTCTGTCGGCTGGATGATATGCCATTTTAGTTTCCTTTAATAAAAATCTATGTTATTATATCTATTTAATGTTGATTTGGAAATATAATAATGAAAAACGTTTATGTATTTTTGGATATAGATGGTGTTTTAAATAGTAAAGGTACACATTTGCTTATTGAAAAACACATTGAATCAAATGATGATATTTTAAAATGCCCAAAAATCAGATTTGCACCATGGTCTAGTCCAAATGATTTTGGAAATTATATTGACGAAACGAATTTAGAATATTTAAAATGGTTGGAAGATCTTGGTAAAATCAAAGTTATTCTAATATCGTCATGGACTTCATCATATAATAGAGCAATGAAAAAGAAAGGTCTAACAAAAGACTCGAAAGATTATTATAAAGAATTTAGCGAATTTTTAGATGTTGAAGTTATTGGTGAAATTGATTCTACTGTTGGTGATGGTACAATACGATATAAAGGAGCACTTGATTATATCAACAAACATCAATTATTGAATTCAAATGATTATATCGTCTATTTAGATGATACGCATGTTCCAAAAATTGTGCGTGATGACACAGTCATTTCATATGCAGATTTTAGCGAAACATATGGTCTAACACACAAAATTATTGAGAAAATAAAAAATCATTTAAAATCAATACATTAATAAAATAGGATGGAATTCCAATATATCTGTATTGGAATTCCATCCTATTTTTAAAATATCAAATAAAATCAACAACTTATATAATTTTACTCAAATTAAAATATCAAATAAAATCAATAAGTTACAAAATTATTCAAAAATTTCATCAATTATGATGATTTGAACATTTTTATTTTCGACTAAGACTAATTCTGTATCAGGTTTAGGGAATTTTTTACCTTTAGGCAATACTGTAACCACAAATATTTTACCTGATGCATTTTTGTTCAAAATCATTCCGAAATCAAGTGATTTTGAAAATACCAAATAATATTGAGCAGTCTTCAAATCAATTTCGTGGACTTTGTCGACAAAATATTGCAACCGTCGTTGATTCATATTTTTATGACGGTCTAAAAATTGGTGACACGAATGTGGATTAAAAATCATATCACCTCTTTTCAATGTTTTAAATTTTTCATCAAATTGACGTTTTGCGTCTAATTCATTTTCAGAAGCTTCTTTAGCTTCTTCTAAAAATACATATTCACTAAATAGCATTTTTAATTTCTTCTATCATTGCATGAACATTCTCTTGGTCAAAATGTCCATTTTCTTCTGAATAAACTTCTAACAAATAAGCTTCAATAAATGCTTTATCTGTCATTAACGATACATCTCTTGCAATATTTTCATATGACTCAAAATCATCTTCGTGCCATGGATCATGTTTTGCCATAATTGTTTGGATTTTGTTTTTCATATAATTCACCTTTTGAATCGATTTTTTAGTCTGATAATTCGGTATTTAATAGAACGGTATAAACGTTTGATACATTCCATTAGATAACATTTATTTTCCATATCTATCTCCTTTATTATAACAACAATTATCCAAAATGTAAACTACATTTTCCATGCAGTTTTGCTTGTTGAATTTTGCCATCTTGCTACAGGTAAGAATAATGCCATTTGCCATGCAGTAGACGGGATTTGGACAAATACACTTTGAACATGATCAATTCTATATGCCTTAACACAATGTTTAAAATATTTGTGTTGTGCAAGACCTTTTAAAACAGTCCAATCAAAATCCATTTTAGTTTGTTTGCGATATCGTTTTTCCGTACGTGTTTTTAATAATGCTTGAAAGGCAATCATACGCAATTTTGGAGGTAAATAGTGTAAGTTTAATCCAAGCAAAATAATATGTCCTTCTTTAGACCGATATGTATCAAAAAATATGGTCAAAGGAAATGCATCCCAAACTGGTAATGTATCTTTATGTAATGCATCATAATCAAAAAAGCATGGTACACCAAATTTAATTGTTTTAGACCACAGACTTCTGTCCATAAACAATTGACTTTTCCTTGCACTAGAATAATTCTTTGGTACCCATTTTCTATACCAATCTAATGCTTCATTTGAATAACGCTGAGCTGCAGACGGATTGTCATGTGCCTTTAGATATGCGCGCTCAATAGATTTAAGAATATCTAAATTTGTACCATTTTTTAATAGATTGTCATTTTCTGTTTTGGATGATTTTTTAATAGGCATATTTTTAACGAACTCTATGTAATTCGACTGTTAATAGTTGTGTATCGGTTGTATTAAATACAACATAACGAATATTTACCAAAAGTGTATTATTAGAAATTTCTACTTCTGGTAGTCCAACTAATTCTACGTCTGGCTCAAAGTTTTTAATAGCATTTACAATATCAGTTTGAATGACCTTTGCTGTTAATAGACTGTCTGTTTCAAACAATTGCTTATAAACATTTGCACCAAATTCTACATTAAAACCACGGTCATAAAAAGAAGTCAAAACAATATTCTTCAGACTTTGTTTAATAGCATTACGACCGCGTTTGATAATCAAATCTTTTGTCAATGGATTAACACCAAAATTCATATCTATATCAAATCGTTGCTGTTCCATTTTCTTTCCTATAGTAATCTTCATAATAATTTATTCTATATTAAGAACAAATTTCAAATTACCACAATCATGCAAACGATAATACATATTAGAATCTTTGATAATTTCGGATTCTGATTTGTTTTCATCATACGTCGGAAACTCTTTCAATTTGTGTTTCATCATAGAATGTCTTGAATAAAATTTCATTGTTTTCCGTTCAATATACCAATAATTAGGTATCGTTTTTGAAATAAAATCGAATCCAACCGATTGATATGATTTTCCTATTGAAATACGTCTATCTGCATATGATAATAATTTCTTCGGTGAATGTTCTTTAATAAAATGTTTCAATATTTTTGATAAACCCCCAATAACAGTTATTCCTTGTTTACTTGCCATCCGAATCAATTCCCAGTCACATGTTTTATCAAACCGACGATTATTTGAAAATGACATACACATCACTAATTCAGAATCATAATACAGCCCATAAGCAACAAAGGCAGACGTATTTCCTGACAAATGATTTTCATCAAAAAATCTCGAATATTCTTTTTTGTCAACCTTTTTCAATTCGCATTTTCTAGCATATAATCGTTTTGATAATCCAAGCTTTGATAAAATGATTGATTTTATAAGATCTTTTTTATGTGCCCATTCGTGTTCAAAAATATGAATACATTGAATCCCGTGTTTTTCACATTCTTCTGTCTTTTCGAGATGATATTTTGTATCTGTTTTAAAACTATCATGCCAATAAAGACCATTATATTCAATGGCGATTTTATGACTTGGGATATAGATGTCCAATTCTTTTGGAGCAATGATTTTTCGACTATTAAATATAGTTTCAATACCAATAGAATTTAACCAATCATTTATTTCTTTCTGGTCGATTGACGGTCCCCAGCGTTTTACGTCAATGTTATACTTATGAAACCAAGGATAAAAATGAGCATAATTTTGACGAATAATATTGGCATCGGGCTGTCTTAAACCAAGTTTAATTTCAATCATCTCTTTCGATATTAACTTATATGTTTCACCAATTGTAATAGATTCAGCTTGTTCTTTTGTACATTCAATTCCAAGAGATTTGATATATTCATACTTGCTATTTAATTTTGTATCATATTCTTTTAACGCCGAACGTACACGTGTTGCTTTGACTTTCTCTTGAACAGATTTAATTTGTGATACGTTGGTGACACCATATTTTTCAATAAGTGTCTGCGTAACTTTATCTCTTATAGATTCAGCAGCACCAACATTTGTGACACCATATTTTTCAATAAACGTTTGTATAACTTTATCTTGAATTTGTTTGGATGAAAATGGATTTTCGGCACCATATCGTTCTAAACATGTTTTCTTTATTTTTTCATCAGTCTCTTTAGAACGTTTTCTTGGACGGGTTTTGTGTGGATTATTATTACCGCATTTCGATGAACAATATGGAACTTTCAAAGTATACCCAGGAAAATTCATAATGCTACCACAATTTTCACATCTACAATAATCACCATGTTTTAATGCTAAAATTTTATTGCGAATATCGGTATATAATGGAAATTGTTCCATGACATATTGATACAATTCAGGATGCTTATTTTTCAATCTGTCATTTCTAATAATGGCAGTATTAACATTTCCTTTACAAGTAAAAAGTATATCGATATTCATATGAAAATCCGTTCAAAATAATTATTATAACAAAAAACCGATAGGATTGATACCCTATCGGTTTAAACGTTATTATTTATTGGTTGATTGTTGATGTACTATCGCCGTTTTGAATGAATTCTTCAAACGATGCACCAGTATTTACTGCTGTGAAACGTAGAACGATAAAGTTAATCGATTTGACTGGTTTTAAGAAAATGTCACCAACAAATTCATTGCGGTCGATCACATCAGGTGGATTATTTCTATCGTCACAAATTACACGGAAGTCATATAGACCACCTTGGTTTTTGATAGAAGTCAAATACAATTCTGTTGCAGACGCAAATAGTTTTCGTGTCAAGAATGTATTGTTTTCGAACAGGAACCGACGGCTGCTGCGACTAATCGCTTTACGCAAAATAACAAACAGTGTACGAACGTTGATTCGGTCAAACGCTGTTGGTTGTTTCCATGCCATCTTATCACCAAACAGAACAACACCTTCACCTTTAAATGACACAACAGAATTGATGCATGATTTATACAATTTGTCACGTTGTGTTTTATTGGCAGACCATGCAAGTTTGATGTAATTATTCAATTGGCCGCGATTGAAACCGGCTGGAGAATACCATGCTTCAGATGTTGCAATGCTACGACCGTGCAGACCAGCTGTAGATGAACAACACGGAATCCAAACAGTAACACCATTAAATTTGTCAAATACTTGTTTCCAGTTATCATCATTGAAAGCATATGTACTTTGGTTATTCAATGTAGTATCGAAATAACGAACGACATTTTCTTCCGGTGTCAGAGTATTGAATACAGCATCTAATGGTGGTGAACGGAAACAAATAGCATCTTCACGGCGTTTACAAACATCACTAGCAGCAATAATTGCTTCTTGTGTATAGAATGATGTAAATACACGCATGAAGTCAATGTTTTCATCATCTTTCAATACGTTTAATGCTGTGATAAAATCTGGACTTGTATAATCATCTTTACCAGCTGTCAAAGTTGTTTCGTATTTACCAGATTTTAGAATTGTTGCATCTAAATTACCTGCAAAAAGATATTTACTTTGGTATTGTAGAATGTCTTTAATATATGCAGTGGTATTGTCGTATTTTTTAGCACCAGGTACGAACGATACCAATTCATATGTTTCAAGAACATAATTCTTAATACCAGAAATAGTACCTAATGTATCAATTACAGCAACGGCAACCAAATCTTCATATGGTTCGAATTGAAAATAATCTTTATATTCCCAAGCAGCAAATGCAGTTTTATTTGCAATGGATACTTTAATACCGTTTGCTAATTCACCAACCCATTTACCGAAAAATGTCAAACCTTTAGGTGCATTAAATGCTTCATAAGTCATTTCATTTAGAATACGAACATCCGATGCATTTTCTTTAGTTGACGCATATTCGGTTGGCACTGCATTTTTTGATTGAGCACCTGTCGCTCGAACAACAACCAATGGACTCACATAAGACAAATAGTCAGCAGCAGCTAAATGGTATTTGTTTGTATTTGTATCTGGTGCAAAAAAGCGATGGACTAAATCTTCTTCATCAGATACTTCGATTCCAACATTGACGGCACCCCAACGTGCAAGCATTGCATATGCGCCGGCATTTGATTTTTCGCTTTTTACATAAAATGTTTTGTCCTGTTCGGTATCATAAACGCCTGGACTTAAGTATGAAGTTGCCATTATTTATTATTCCTTCGTAAAAATATTTTGAACTATATGGTTATTTATATGGAAAATGTGTTATAATATAGTCATCATCATAAAGGAATTTAAATTATGAACGGAGTTTTGTACGCATATAGTGTTGTCATCAAAAGAAACGGATTCATCTTTCCAGAATTTTTAAACGGAATTATTGGTATTGATCCGATGTTTTCAAGTACTGGCGATGTTGCGAATTTAATATATCACGTAAATTGTGATATGATTAAAGAAGAATTCACAATGGAATTTAAAAAATTACAAATGATTGGAATTATATGAACGTTAAGACATTTGATAATCATCTATTTATTGTAACAGACAACGGATTGACTCATTATATTGATATGAGTGTTATTATTGCTATACGAATTGTTGATGGCGATTATTATATCCATATTAAAGATGTAGAAAAACCGTTGTATATCGAATCTAGACAGATTGGGAATTTAATTTCTGAAAAATTCTTATCTTTTATTGAACAAACCATTAAGGAGAAGAAATAATGGTACTTAAAGTTGAAAAATCTGAAATGTTGAATGATATTGCAAAAACAGAATATCATAATGTTAGTCCGCGTATGATCGTATGCACTGTCACCGTTAAATGCGGATTTGTATTCACTGGCATGTCGTCATGTTTAGATGATAAAATCTTTGACGAAACAATCGGAAAACAAATTGCATATGAAAATGCAATTGAATCTATGTGGCAATGCTATGGTTTTTATAAAATGAAAACCGAAGGCGGTGATTTTAAATATCGTCTATTGAATGAATATGATGATTTGCGCGAACGTACAGATAAATTGGAGAAATTCTTAAATTCGTCTGGTAATAATGTTTTACCGTCTGAACAAATTGAATTATTGACAGAACAACTTGTTGTGATGAAACGTTATCGTACTATTTTAGAAAATCGTATTTCTAAATTAGCATAAAAGAAAATCCCTAGGAATTCCTAGGGATTTTTTATATTACTTCTGAAGTGTTAGATTTGCAATAGCAAATTTGACGAAGTATCCGTTTTCACCCTGTCCAAGACCTTTACCGGTAGGCAGAGTACCATCAGCATTCTTAGCGAAGTATGGGTTAGCTACCAAACCGTAACGGGTATTCAGACCTACACGTTGAGTGAAGTCATCTGGAGCAGTAGCTTGCAGACGTTCAACGGGAATATATGGACAGTAATAAACTCCCGCATCCCATGCGCTTTCACCTTTATAACCCAGAGTGATATAATCGACTTCGGTATAAGGATCAATCCATACTTGATATTGGCCAAGCAGAACACCGGCGAAAGTTTGTTTGGTTTCATCAACCATCAGACCACCAGTTAACTGACTATTTTGTTCCAGGATGCCCAGAATTTTGAAAGCAGAAGCAACGTTGCTTGAACAAATCAGACGGTTTGCACGACCACGACGAGTACGTTTAGCAACCATATTGGCTTCGGTTTCGATGAAGTACAGTAAGTGTTTTACACGTTCTGCGAAGAAACGACCATCAGCATCAGCAACCAAGTCGAAGATACCAGCACGAGCTGTTGTTTTAGCACCAAGTACGGCAGAATGGTTGATTGTGCGAACAATTTCACGGTCAATCTCAGCAACCAATTCTTGAGACAAGATGTTAATCAGCTCATCTTCAACTGCCAGATTATGTACGGCAGCCAGGTCTTGTTTCAATTCACGGCTGTAAGAAGCTTTCAATTTACGTGATTTAGCAGCAACGTCGGTTGATTCGATGGTGAATCCCATTTCTGCCCAAGCATTACCTGCAGTTGTACCCAGAACTTCAGCATCAGTCAACAGCAAACCAGTACCAGTTTTTGGATCTTCTTTAGGAGTACCGGTTTTGATGAAGTCTTTATTGAAACCAGAACTATCACCAGCATGAGTACCAGTACCAGAGAAGTTTGTTTTAGCTTCTTGGAATAAAGCTTCTGCACCAGTTTTGTTTTCGTAGCGAGCGCGCATTGCGAAAATCAAACCAGTTGGCATGGTCATTGGCTGTACACCACACAAATCAAATGCCATCAGTTGAGGAACGGCACGACGAACCATTTTAACCAAAACTGGATCATAACCAGTAACAGCATTTGTCATATTAACAGCAGGAGTACCAGTACCAGCAGCTTCATTCAGCATTTGTCCAAATTTATCATTTAGACGAGCAGCTGAAGAACCTTCACCAGCTTGATTAACCAGAGTGTTTTCTAGCAACTGATTAACTACAGCAGCTTTATATGGGTTTTTAATTTCTGGAGTACCATTGCGTGTTTCTTCTGCAGCATTAAAAGCAGCAACAGCTTCTTGCAACGGAGTTAATTTTTCATGTGACATTATTTAATTTCCTCAAAATAAAACAAAATGTGTTTTTATTATTTATACAACGATTTGGACATTTGATGCTTGACGATGCTGATGTTCATTAGATTCAGTAATATATTCAGAATCACCTTCACCATAAGCAGCGTCAATACAACGATCGCATGCAGTACGATATTGGCTTTCGTTGATATAACTAATTTCCATCAATCGGTCAAAAATACGGTCTTTTTGACTTTCGGTTAAATTAACCATAGCACTTTCAGCAATACATGCTTTAGAAAGATTTTCAATCTGAGCATCTTTTTCAAGATTTTCTGAAATCAGATTATCAATGCGTGCATTGGCTTCTTCTAAACGCTGATTGTCGGCTATAACTTCTGGTGTAGCAAATCCATGTTTTTCGAAAATAGAACACAAATCGCTTAAAATGCTTTCGTGCAACATTGTTTTGGAAGCAGCTTCAATTTGTTCAGATTTTTCAATCATAAACTCTTTAACAGCTTCTTTAGCAACATATTCAAAATATCCGTAAGCATGTTCTTTTAAATATTCTTGATTTTTTACTTCAAGTTCCTGAATCATTTCTTGCTTATAATCTTCAGCAAGGGCCTCAATTTCAACGACCTTTGTCTGAATTGCATTATTAAATGATTCGTCGATTCGACCTTTTTGTTCTTCGGTTAGGTCGATACCATCAAAAATGTGTGAAATTTTATACATTTTGGAAATAATCCTTAAAACCTGTAATATAATTTATTTATTTGGTCCAGAGAATTCTCTGGACCAAATTTATTCACTCATTATTGTTTATTTTTTAATCGCAAACTTACTGCGTTTAATATCATAAACAAGGTTATATGTTCCTTCATCAGAATACAAATATGGGAAATATATATAACCATCATCATTTAATCGGCATGGACAAGATCGTGTCACGCCATCTTTGCGATAAGTTTTTCCGTCAATTGTAACTTGATCTTCACCGTTTAACAAAATAAATTTTAAAATTGCAAAATTCATAGTTTTTAAACTATAATCAATGTCTTTCGATTTTGAAGATTCATTTAAACAAAAATCGCCATCAGCGTTTAAAACATATTTTGAATATCTGTTGTTCATTTTAATTCCTTAAAAAGTTATTGTTTTTGTACAAAGTATGATAACGTGTTATGGTCAAAACACAAACTGTAACGTTTTGAATCCCATGACGCAAGTTCTGTTGCATATTCATGTGTTGTCATCATATCAAACATTACTGTGGTATAACCTTGTTCGTCATATTCTAAAGTACCATTTATAATATGATCATAATCAAATTCGATAAACTGGTGAATACTTTTTGCAGCTGCTCCAGACAATGCATAATATTGTCCGTCAATATTGATTACGCGATCATAAAAATTTCGTGCTTTATTATATCTATCAGCAATTAGACGTAAATCACGAATTGTTAAATTTCGTGTATTAAATGTCCAATCGCTATTGATTTTAGCATAATTTCTTTCAACCGCAAGTTTTTCAAGTTCTTTCATACGATGCGATTTTTCCAAAGTTTTACTTTGACGCACTACAGAACCGTCGTAATCAGTATCGCGGCCATGATACACATGGTCATACATTTTGTTATCTGTTGTACCATATTTATCGCTTGATTTACTAAGGAAATTGGCGTCACGTTCTGCACGAACAGCATCAAATGCTGGATCTTTAAAGAAAATAATTGCATGGAATGCATCATCAAATTCTTCGACTAAATCTTTCCAACGCAATGCTTTACCTTTTTGGTTTGAGAACATCAAAAGTGCACGATCTACATCAGCTTTAGGTAAATCTGGACCAGAATTCTCTTTCCAATCACCGGGTTGTGTTAAAACAGCACCAACAATTTTTGTTGTTTTACCAGGTGCTTTATCCTGTTCTGGAGTCGCCAATAAAACAGTTTTATTACCAACTGTTAAAATAACACACCCAATAGGACCGACGCGTTTAAATTGATCTTTTAAAACCTTTTGTAATTCAGCCGTACCAACACCTGTTACTGTTTGAGTTTTTGAATTCGGTGTAATTTTAAAATTGTGCGTTGATGTATATTTCAAGACAGAACCAATAATTGGTTTGTATTTTGGCTCAATTTTACCAAGGTTACCTAATTTTTCATTCAATAAAAAACTTTGTGTTGATTCAAGTAAATATTGTGAAAATCTTAACATATCAAATAATCTTTCGTATATATTTACCATTTATTTTCAATGGTAAATTTTTCTGTTCTGAAATTGTAAACAAGCATTAGTTGTTTATAGTTTACGTCGTCATATAATTCAATCAATTTTAAATCACCATTTTTTGTGAATGTGCAACCTAAATCATCTCGATATGGATCTTTTTTATATGTTACACCATCAATAGTAACAGTAGTATTACCATCAAAGATAAAATCACGTGCTTTGTAAATTGTCATCCATTTCAACTCGTAACCAATTTGTGCTTTTGCACGTTCATAACGAAGGTTTTCAGCGTCGTATTTAGCACCATTCATAAATCGTGTTGTTCCTGAGCTACCAACAGCATATTTATCACCACCAGTTTTATTTCTGTTTCGTTGAGCTGCTTTACCAACATTACCTAAATCAGGTAAAATCACAATAGCATGATATTCTGCATCATCATTCAATGCTGCATTATCAAGCGAATTTTTCAAACGACGAATAACAGGATTGCCTTTGGCGGATAAAACATTTTGTTCAATTTCAGTTTTTGGTAAAGCTGGTCCTTGTATAACACTTCCCATATGATTGTTTGAAACTACAAAATCAATAGTTTGTAAATGAGCATTAACTGGATTTGGGGCATAATCACCCAAATCATCATCCCATTTACCTTGGTCAGCGTTTTTAATCATTAATGTTTTGTATTCAGTTGTCAAGAAAATTAATTGTGGATCACCAATTTTCTTTTGAACATCACGCAAATCTTTGATAAATTGTGATCGGCCTTTACCAGTCAATGTTACAATTTTTGAGTTTGGTCCAACCAAATTTCCGCGCCATGCTTTATTTTGTAATATAGTTTTTAACAAAAAATTATATTTTGGATCGTTAGATGCATTCAAATTACCCAATTTTTCGTTTAAAACGAAATCGCCATTTGATTCTAAAATGTACTGTGAAAAACGCATTTTCTTTCCTTTTAACAAAAAGATTATATTTAATATTTATTTTTAATACAAAAATCGGTTTATATTCTATCAAGAGCTGAACAAATTTTTTCTACGAATTTGTCAGTCGATTCTTTAATTACCCAAGTGCCATCTTTTTGTTCCCAATTCACACTTTCATAAATTGGATTTACATGAGCATCTGGTGCTGATGGATTGTCCACAACATCAACAGCTGTCATCTGATAAGCCGTAACTTCTGTATTTCCACTTTCGTTCAATTTAGTATTACCCAAACCACGCGTAGAAACACCAACATTATACCCACCTTTAATGAGTGCCTGTAAATGTTTACCTTTTTCAGTATCCAAAACTAAAGCTTTACCATAGACATTATTTCCGTCCATACGTAACTCTTTAATCATAATAGCAGCATTATCCCATTTTGGCACCGGATAGTCTGGATGGTTAAATTCGCCAATGGATTTACCTTTTGCTAAATAATTAGCATTGTATTCTTTTACAGCATTCTCCAGAATGTGTTTTGGGTAAACCCGTTTGTTACCATTTAATACTTCAGCTTGAGCAAAAATGCCTTCTATATACATCATAGAAGTACCATTATCACCTTTAGCCTCGTTAATTGATAACCCATCAAGAACTGTTGATTTTTGGTTTTCAATTAGTAATTGCATTTATTTAAGTCCAAGTTGTTTGCGTTTTTTCAACGCTTTTAATCGTTTTTTATTTGTACGTCGTTTTAATGCATCACCAGCAGCACGTTTTGTTCGCACCATTTGACGGGCAGCAATTCGTTTTGAATTTTTTTCACTACCCGTAATTGGTACACATGCTGTTCCTGCAGGATTGAGTTTCATTCCTTTGTTACATTTAATACGACGTCGTTTTTCACCACGTGAATTCACTTTGACGATAAGACGTGCCATAAACTTATTCCTGATTTAATGGTTTAAATCCTGATTCTTCAATAACAACCTTTGTATAACCTTCAACAACGTCATCCAAATGTTCATTCATCATTTCTTTGATTCCAGAAATTAGACCAGATGTATCCTTTTCTGCAATCATTTGTTCAAATTCTGTACGAGTCATAAAAATATCCCTATTATTTCTAACCAAAATTATTTATTATCTGAAGATTTTTCATCATCTTTGTTCGTGTCGTCTGCATCATCGTTGTCATCTTTATCCAACTCATCAATTTCACCGGATGATTCCTCTTTAGCAATTAACGCTTTTTGTTCTTCAATTTCAGACTCAGTCATTTTGAGAATGTTTTTCATCACAAAATCTTTAGAGTAAATTGTTCCTAAGAAATCTGTCACGCCAACTTCTGTTGCAAGGGCAAGACGTTGTCTAAATAGTTCATTACGTTTTTTCTCTTCAAGATAAAAATCTTGAGAATATATGAAACGAATTTTATTTTTAATATCGTTCCATTCTTCTTCTGTAATGGTTTTTGTTAACAATAATTCGGTTTTGATAATATCAGATAACCAAAGATTAAATCGTTTTCTAACACGCGAAACGTATTTACTAAATTTCAATTCATCACGCGACAATTCTGGTGATCTATCAAAAGCAAGAGTTGCACCATTATCTTCAAATCTAGACATCGGTACATTTAATGATTTGTAAAGCTTTTTAAGAAAATAATTCACATCATCAATTTCACCAAGACTTTGTCCACCGGCAAGAGTCGACACTTCAGTACCACGACCATTCTGACGAGGTAACCAAAAGTCTTCCTGCATCGTCATCAAATGCCGTTTATCTTTAAATGTACCAGACGTCGGATCCATTGTCATTCGGTTGCGAAAACGATTTTTTAAATTTTCAACATATTGGTCTGCACGGTTTGCTGTTAAACCACCAACGTCAATATAAAATACACGTCGTTCTGGTGCACGTGTCAACCGATAAACGATCAATGCATTTTCTAAAGTTGATAATTGGTTTGCCGGTTTTACAGCATCATGTAACCAACCTTTAACAAGACCAGTCGATGGCTCTCGCATTCCAGACGTTACATATGCTACACTTTCTGTTGGTAACATATAAACAGTGTTATCGTTTTTTGATTGCACCATTAAACTATTTGGAGAATCAGAAGACCGAGACTTATCACGTTTTGACATACCCGATTTTGGTACATATTTGTAAAAATCAAATACACCAGTTAATTCACCAGTTTTTTCATTTCGGTTTTCTTGACGAATTTTTGTGATATCGATTGGATCTAAAATCACAACTCGTTCAAGACCTTTTGAAGAAACTTTATTTGGTATCATATGAGCAGCTTTGATACCATCTACGTAAAATTCCCAAAACAAATTATGTGCAGTATAATTTAAATTCAGCAATGATATAATTTTGTCTTCCCAGATCTTTTCAATTTTTTCACATGTTTTCTGAGGTAAAATATTATCATCTACAGCCGATAAAGAAATCATAATTGGATTTTCATCTTCATGATATGAAATTGCTTCATTAACAACTTCTTCAATAGCTGTTTTTACTTCGGGCACTAATGAAATATCACGATATGACTCTATTAGTTGTGATTGTGAAGAAAAATCAAAATTAAATGCGGCCATTTGTGCATAATAACCGCCCTGAACACCATAATAGTTATCATATACATAGGCGCCATCATTGTTCTCGGTTACAATTTGACCTGCAGGTAATTCAACTGTTTTAGGGTTTTCAATAACATCCTTATTGAAAATCCTGTTAAATAAACCAAGCATTATTCATCCTTAAATTATTCGCTACCACCAACATCTAATGCACCATTGATGATAGATGGTCCATAGTTACCGTCGCTAGAAGAAACACCAACGGTTTGAGCAAGGGCATCCCAATCTGGATTATAAATTTCATCTTCATAATCAACTTCTAAGTATTCGTCGATGTATGCCTGCATTGTGTGGACTTCACTCGGTGCAAATTCAATTTCCGCAATAAAATCATCGTCTTGTCCATAAATCGACAAATACAAATTTCCTGTATCAGGATCTTCTTCAACTGTATATGACACGGCCATTTCAAGCTGATCATCAGTAAAACCCCAAGAATCGATATCACTAATAGCCATGTAATCTGACAATTCGATACTAGACATCTTTATTCCTTAAAATAGATATATTGTTATTTTATTTATAAAAATACATAGCAAATCATAAATAAATTTAGTATTTTAACATTTTTGGACTAACACAAAATGACATCATTAAATATAACAAATTATGATCCGAATGTTCTAAAAGCAGACTTAATTAAGTTTCTGCAATCCAATCCAGAATTTAAAGATTTTAATTATGAAGGCTCTACGATTAACACAATCATAGACCTATTGGTTAGAAATACACACTATATTGCATATATGGCGAATATGACCGCATCAGAAAGCTTTTTGGATTCTGCTATGATTCGAGCAAATCTGGTTTCTCATGCGCAAAAACTTTCATACAAACCATCGTCAAAAACTGCAACAACTGTTATTGGGAATATCTTAATTAACACAGAAGGTGTTTTAGCACATCAAAGTATCGATATTCCAAAAGGATTTGCTTTCACAAAGAAAATAGGAAACACCGCATATAGATTCATAACTTTGGATTCGCATTCAGCAACATTGAATAGTGATGAACTATATGAAGCAAAAAATGTTGTCTTGAAACAAGGTAATTTCATAACCGAAAAATTTGTTTACAAAAATTTGGATATTGAGATTAGAAATAAAAATGTTGATACATCAACATTGCGTGTTTTTGTATCAAAACCAAACGAAACAAAAAAACAAGAATACGCATTACCAGAACACATTATATCAGTCTCAAAAGATGACTTCAATTATTTCATTCATGAAAATACGCGTGGTACATACACAATTCAATTTGGTAAAAACATATTAGGGAAAAGTCCTGACTTGGACGACATTGTCACCATTGAATATATTGTATGCGAAGACGATCATGCAAATGGAATAACAGACTTAATTAGTGTTGGAAACATTGGTGATTATCAAGACATCAAAATTGAAATCGTTACACCAGGATTTGGTGGCGGTGAACGGGATGATTTAGAAACAATTAGGTTTATTGCACCAAAAATCTATAAAGCTCAACGTCGAGCAGTAAACAACGACGATTATCAGGCTCTTGTAATGGATCTATTCCCATACGTAAAATCATGCAATGTTTGGTCTGGTGCAAATAATATCAACCCAGATTATGGTGCGATCTATATATCTTGTTCGCCAAAAGGTGGATATGGTATTTCGGATTCGTCTAAGGATGAAATTAAAAACACATTGTCAAAATATAAAGTTGGTGTGACGAGAATAAATTTAGTTGATCCAACAAATTTGTTTATCAATATCAATATCAAAATTGATTATGACAGCGACAAAACAGATTTATCATGGACATCAACAACTTCACAAATTGTGAATAACATTAAAAAATTCGAACAAGAAAATTTAGGTGTTTTTAATGGTAAATTCAATTCGTCAAAGTTTATGCAAGAAGTTGTAAAAAACACCGACATCGAAATGATTGACGTTGAAAAAACAATCAGTCAAAGTTTACCAATTACACAAGGCTTAAACACGATATACGATTTTGATTTTGCAAATAAAATCGAACCAGGTAGTTTTGGAATTGTTTCTCAATATGTTGTATTTGACTATAATTCGTCAAAAGATGTTGTGTACGACAGAAATGGTATTGTGTTTTTACGTAGCACAATTAACGGTAAACCAAAAGATATTAACATTGGTGCAATTGATTACGAAACTGGAATCGTATCATTAAAAGTCACAATTCTTGAAGGTGATATGTTGACTGTCAAATGTAAAACAAAATCATCCAATATAAACTCTCGCAATAATATCATATTAAAAATTGGTAATATTAGCGTGAATAGAGGTTAATTATATGACATTAAAACAAAATGTTATAAAACTTGGTTGTGAACTGTATGGAAAATGTACAGTTCCAGCTCAAAATGAAAAATCAAAAACTAAAAAAATAGCTGGGTATAATGTCGACAACGTTTTGTTGGATGAACACGAACATATTCATCATAACATACCACAACAAATGGCGACATTTTTAAACCTTGACTACAATCGTCTGGTATCGTTTCTAAAATCATATTGGAAATGGGCCGAATTGCAAGGCAAACCATATTTTGATTTAAAGACACACCTCGACATTTTAAATCTTGAAAAGCGTTTGTATGAATATGCAAAACTGATGAGGGATGAATATTTGTTTGGTTTCCCAAACACAGAATCACTGTATTCTGTTTTGGATATCCTTATTAGGAATTCAAAAGATATTCATTCTTCAGCAGGAACAGAAGAATACATCAGATTTATGCATAATTTGGTATCTTCTGGAAAAAACACAACTGCTGGTAAACATGTTTCCACTTCTGATATTAACATCTATTTTCCTGGAAACGATATGTTTAGAACATCAGATGGTAAATGGGTGCAAGAAAAAGGAACGTTGTATATTTCCAACACATCGAATGTTGACATCGTATCATTGAAAAACAGAGAAATTTCTCAAAAAAATGGAAATAAGACAGCGTCAGCAATTATTGTTGATGCAAGTCCATTTGTGTCTGGGAATTTTAGTGGTATCAAATTAACATTAGAAAATATTACAGGAAATACAGATTTTTCTGAAAATATAAAACTTAATATTGGTGAATATGTATATCCTGTAACAAAAGCCGAAATTATAAATGGTGGTACACTATATGAATTTGGAACAAAATTTCAGACAGTAAGTACGAAATTTACATTAAAACGAGTTTGTGAAAAATCGGGTGAATTGAACATTGGTATAAGTGGAAACACAGACACAATGAAAATAAAACGCGAAAAATCAAATTCAAATATAGATTTTTCACGTCAGGGAGGTGTAGTAACATCAAACGAATTCTTCAATGGTGTAACATACATACTGGAATTAGATAGCTCCCCAGCATCATTCTACGTCAAAGGTGTAAATAACGTTGGTTCTGTAACAAAATTGGAATTTGACAAAAACGAACCTGTGATTGGTTTATCAAATTTAACAATAACTGGAAATGGTTCTTTTGAAACAAAAAAAGCAACACTAATCAAATCAGGGAAATTTTTTAAAAATTCAGATGGATTTACGTCAGACCGCCCAGTATTGCAAGATTCACGATATTACCAAGATTTTGCATATGAAATACAGATAACCGTTGATGACACAACTTCACCAAATATGGAAAATGTTGATATGTCAATGCCAATTGGGATGATTGGCTATAAAAACATTAAATCGGTTTCCATGGGTTGTATGATGAACAATGCACCAGACGATGGATTTTATAGAAAGGTTTAACATATAATGGCAAACTTAAAAATCAACAATAATGTAATTAGTTCGTTGAGAACGATTGAATCGCCAGATGTATTGACCGAAAAATTGTTACAAATTTTGGAGCAATCATTATTGCAACAAGCAGATTCTGGTGGTAGAGACAAATCAAATTTAAGTGACTTAAAGAAAATATATACATTATTGGAAGAAAACGAATTTGATACTGGAATGAAGCAGCAACAAATTATGGCTGCTTATGAAAAATCCATTAAATCCATTGAAGAAGTGATGGAATCATATGGTGACAAAGAAAAAGGTATACTTCAGAAGAAAGTTGATGACTTCTTGTCAGACGTACCCGGATTAAAAGATATTGCATCGGCTTTACAAAAAGAAAATCCGATTATTGGACAAACATGGAAAGCAATTTCTGGTACATGGAATTTTGCAAAAAAACGAATTCAAAAATCAAAAGAAGCTAAAGCAAAACATGAATCCAATACTAAATTATTGGAAACACAAGCAAAAGATATCCATAATCTGGAAAAAACGGCCGAAGAAACACAAGAAGACGCCAAAGAATCATCTGAAACATACGAAGAAATATTGATTCAAATTTTGGACGACATCCAAAATATTAGGGATAATACAGATCATCTGGAAAATTTGGATAGCATTCCAAAATTGACAGATTCAAAAACATGTGACAAAGTTGTTGAAATTGATAATGTTAATGAATCGCAAACAATTGAGAATGTATCAAATAATGAAATTGGTGATTTTGTTGACACAAATGGTGTTGTAATAGAACGTCTTGATAACATCGATGAACATATCAAAGATGGTATTGGCGACATAATAAAATATATGTCGACTTCTGACGAAAAAGAAAAACGTGAAGGTCTACTAACACGTCTAAGAAACACCAAAACAACAATTGATCCAAATATTAAAAAAATTGGTCCTAAAGAAGAGAAAGAATCTGAAAGCGATAAAGAATCAAAAAGTTTTTTCTCGTCGATGTCGAGTTTGATGAAAATTGCAAAACCGATTCTTGCAATGTTTGGTATAGGTGCAGTTTCTGGTATATTGAACTTTTTAACACCAATAAAAACATTATTTAGCGTTCTTGGTTCCATTGGTTCGTCAATTATGGAATTTTTACCAACAATATTGAGAATTGGTGGACGAGTTGCCATAATTGGTACAATAGTAATGGCGATATATGATTTTGTAGACGGATTTGCGAAGACGTTTGAAATATTTGAAAACCAGGATGAAGTATCTGTATTCGACCGAATTCATTATGCGTACACAAATATTATTGGTGGGTTTATTAAACTCTTTGATAATATATTGGGATGGTTTGGTTTAAATTTTCTTGATGAAAACACAACGCAAGAAGATATTACAAATGCAATCTTTGAATTTAATGATAAGCTCATAAATTCGGTTAAAGCCGGTTTAAACCATTTATTGGATTGGTTATCTGACTTATTACCTGATTGGGCAGTTCCTGACTTTAGGTTTGATACAAGTTCAAGTCCAAAATTTAAAGATGAATCTGGAAATGAAACTGCAAATCAAAACGGTTCATCAACCACAAGTCCTAAACGAATTTTTGATAAAAGTGTTACTGATACATACGAAAGTATTAAAACGTCTATATCTGAATCGTTTATTGGTGATGCATGGCGTTATATAACCGGTTCCGAATCATCCGCATCGGCAAAATTTAATGCGGAATTAAAAGATTATGAAAAAGAAGCTGCGAAATTGTCAAGTTCTAAACAAAATACAACTATCGCAAATTCTGGAAATCAGGTGAATAACATTGTCAATAATTCAACATCAAATTCAACGGGTGCAATTAACACATCAAATCCGGATTTGAATTTTAGGTCTGCAGTTAGACGTTAAAAAACATGCCGCAATAAATGTTGCGGCATGTTTTTATTTGCATTCTTTTTCGTATATTTTTTGATAATCAGGCCAAACACCTAATTTTACATTTTTACAATATTTTTGTTGACGATTAACTTCATCTTGATAATCAACGCGACCAACAAAACCAAGCACAATAATCGCAACAACGACCAATGCAACATGAAGAAATTTTTCGTTCATTTCAGTATAAACCTTTCTTAACGAAAGTCATCAACAATTGTCATAACTAAACATACACCACTAACAATAATATTAGCAAAAACCACCATTTCAATTAAATTCATCATTTTAAAACTCACTTTGGTTGTTGATTTATTTGAATTGAATTATAACAATGCGGACTATCCTTGTAAATAGTCCGCATTGTTAATTTATGTTAAAATCAAAATATGTCTATTTAAGCATTTGTTGGTGTTACTTCAGTAATTTGATCAATTACAATTTTACACAAACGATGTGCAGGATTTTCTTCAATGAATTCAGTATTCCCTAATGCGTCAAAATAAACGTCTTGAATTTGTATACCATTATCGTTGAAACCAAAAACAATAACACCGCTTGCTTGATTATTTTCAACACTTTGTTTTTTCAAATCTTCACGAACTTCATAAAGATCTTTCAAAATTTCTTGTAGATATTTTGTTGGAGCTTTACCAGAAATATTATCCAAAGTAGCTAATGCAGGATTTTCAATATCTTTTTTGATTTGTTTTTCTTCAAAGCCTTTGATCAACAAATCGACAACGTCATGTGCATATTTGTATTGGACACCACGAAACGCTTTTTCAACAACACTTTGACTCATTTTTGTTCCTCACTTATTTTAAAACTTTTTGAATAACAACAGTTGACGCTGATTTTGGTTTAACATATACATCATTATTTTTATCAAAATCGTATGCATCATATTTTTCATATTCTTGTAAATCGATTCGCATGCCGTTAATGGAATCTTTTGATACCAAATAAATGTTTTGAGCAGCGCGACTAGTAAATGTTAATGCTTTGTCAGAATATGCATTTGCACCAACTAATGATGCTGACCTAGCATACAAATCCGAAATTCGCGTACAATGAATATGACCAAATAAAGTATAATCAATACGAATTTGTTGTGCAGCATATTTTTGAATTAGACGTGATACTTTATTTTCCATAGCTGCATCATTTGCAATACCGTTATGACCATGAATCAGACAAATATGATGACCATTAACATCAATAACTTTTTCTAATGGATCCGTCATTGGTAAAATTGTAACACCTTCTTTGTCTTTGAAAATGTATTCAAGGAAGAAATGAATAATAGCATCGAAAGAATCAAATGCCATAAAATCAACCCAACCAAGATCATCACGGATACGACTTTCATTACCGCATACAGTACCAACAGTAACGTTAAATTTTGTATTCAGATGAAGAATCATTTGCTTTAAAATTTCAACTGCAGAAAATACGTTTTTTGCTCGTGTATTAACATTTGAAACAATTTCATCTAAACGCCGGTCCGAATTGATAAAATCACCGGTACATGCAATAAAAATTTCTGTAACACCATTTGCTTCAAAAATTTTCATTGCTTTATTTGCAAGTTTATTTAAACGTTTTGCAGCAACTTCGAGATTGTATTCATTGCCCCATACTTCATCAACACGTTCACCAAAATGCAAATCAGATAATTGAATAACACCAACAATGTTTTCGCCTTCATCTGTTTTCACATCATGTTTTTTGGAATCAAAAACAGCAATTTTTGATTCGTTCAAAACATCAATAAACGCGTTATGAGATGATTGAATTAAATCAGCAATACGAAATGTTTCACGTGCAACTTTACGGCTTCGCTGTGAATTTTCGCGAGTACGTTGTAATGAATACGATAATTTGATTGACTCATCATCAAAGTTTTCGTCCATACCTTCGATTTGACCAGCTTTAACCTTAGCAATGGTCCATTTTGATACACCATATTGTTCAGCTAGTTCAGCATGAGTATTTTTAGATTTGATGATTTGTTCAACTTCACTTTTATATAATGTGCGTGATTTAATCATTTGTAGTTTGTTCCAATAATTGACGTTCTGATTCTAAATTTCGAACATTTGCGTTTTCTTCTGTAAATTTTTCTGGGAATCGCAATTTCAATTTGTCAATATTTTGTTGCATAATATTTTCGATAGAAAAACCAAATATGTTGCATAACAATGCAACATACCAAAGAACATCACCAATTTCCTCTGATAAATTAACGCGATCAATTTCTTTATTATTCACCAACGATTTAATAACACTTTCAATTAGTTCGCCGCTTTCTGTTGCAATACCAATAATACCATGAATAGCATCGGGTTTTACGATAAACGCCGCATGAGAACAACCTTCTTCGTTCATAACATTCAGATTGCTACGACCATAAAATAATGATTTTTTAATGTCATCAAGTTCTTGAGCAGTATCTGTAAAATTTAAAAGTGTTTCCAAAAGATAATCCGCAGGTACGTTTTCCGAATAAAACTTATTTGATACGGTGCGTGCAGCATCTAAACAATATTGAGATGGGTTCATTTTAAACCTTTCTTATTTAACTAAAAAATTTATACTCGTTTCCATTTTGAAAGCATATATTGTGCTTCAAGTCCAGAATATGTACAACTTAAAATTTTGTTTCTTATTTCGTCTGGACTAAAATCATAGTCTTTAACAAGATCATTTATATCGACTTTTCCAACAGGACTAAAATCCCAAATACATACACGATGCCCTGATTTAATAGCCTTTTCTATTTTTGAAATAGTCGTTCTATTATATGGTTCATTATCCCATACATAAATATCAGCTTTTGCTCTTGTCAAATTTGAATCACAGGCCGCAATTGAATTTTTAATAAACAAAGAATCAAATGGTCCTTCAACACAAATAATTTCATCATCAATGTTTAAAGGTTCTTTACAATAAACCTTTTCGGTTGATTCAGAAAATTTTATCGTAATGTAACGCATTTTATTATTTGGATCTAACGAACGACCTTGGATTGCATACACATTACCGGTTTTGAAATTGATGAATGGGATTATTATTCGTTTCTCGTTATCCAACAATTTTGAATGATCACCATGTTTATCAAGCATTGATGCAATTGACTTAAAATCATCAGTAACAAACAAATATTGCATTTGATCATTTGTGAATTTTCTAGATTTTAAATATTTGACTTCATCAGAATTTTCGTCAGACATACTGATTGGATTCATAAAACCAACAAATCCCATCAATGATATACCATCATGGGATTTGTTGGTTTCCAACAATGATGACGAAGACTTATATAAATCACGAATTTGTATCCTAGACTTTGAAACCTTTATCGTATCCTGTTTTTTCTCACCATACAAAATTCTCATCAATTCTTTAAAGTATTCATCATATGTATCTTTAAAGAATTCTTCAATAAACATCTGCATTGACCAAGAACGACCGCAATTTTGACAATATACGAAAACTGTATTATCTTTTTCGACAAAACATAGTCTACGTTTTGTTTTACTTTTCTTAGAATCACCACATGCTGGACAACGAGCCATATGACATGAATTTGTTGTCTTACCAAATCTTTCGAGTCGTGGTCCGACAATCTGAACATATTGTCTGTCCAATAAAAATTTGTCAAATTTCGACATCACAATTTATCACTCAAATCAAATAAATATATTATATCACATTTTTAAACTTTTGAAAATAAATTATGAAACACAGTACCGCTTATTGGAACACTCTTCGTTCATTGATATCGTCTACGGTGATTTTGCGGTTTTGCTTTGGTTGTATCAGTTTATTTGGATCATTACTTGGATTATATATTGAGCAATCAGTTATATATAACACATTCCACACTGGTATAGGTGGCATTACTAATAACACAGATATTTTGTTTTTTGTTATAGCATCATCGCTTGTGTTAATAGCAGACGCAATGTTATCGTTTTCATCGATAATTTTTAGAACAAATTTTGTAAAACATATGTGCAAAATCTTATTAAAAATAAGATTGATGTTTTGGCTACCCGGAATATTTTTGTTTTTGAGTGTATCATATTATACAGCATATTATGGGATGTTAAACGATCATATTTCAAACTTCAAAACATTTATTGTCTCTGGATATTATCTATCAATCGCAATGTTCGGTGTATTTTCATTTTTAAATGAATCGATAGTGGCTAACAATATGGTAAAAGACAACTGCGATGAAAAAAATTAAAATAATATGGTATTTCTTATTGGCATGGTTGGCAATTATAACTTCAAACGCACACGCAATTGAAATAACAGAAAATAGTATTTCACATGTCATGTTAAAAACACAAACGGGTATAGATTTATTGTTTAATGCTATTGGTGGTTTTATTGGTGGCTTAGTATATATCGCAATGATCTTAACAGACCAAAGTAAAAAAATCGTTCTAACACGCATTCAAATCATTGGAAATATTTTCATCTCAACAGTTGGTGGAATTTTAATGTTTCTGTTAACAGAATCAAATACATGGATGAAAATCAACGATAACATTTTTCAACTAGCTGTTGTGGTTTTATTTGGTGCTTCATCTGTTGAAGGTTGGAACGTACTTAAACGGCGATTTTTGAGAACTATTTCTGGCGAAAACGATTCAAATAAAGAAACATCTAATAGGGAGTAATATATGAAAATTGTATTATGTGCAGGACATGACACTGTAAAAGATCCTGGTGCAGTCACAAAACTAAATGGTATTAAATATACTGAGCAAAGTTTAATGACACAAATGCGAAATAAAATCAAATTCTATTTAGAGCGTGTTGGACATACCGTTATCACAGATGGCAACAACGATAGTAATATGATTTTACGTGAATCAATTGGTTTGATTGGAAAAGGCAAAATTGCAATTGATCTTCATTTAAATTCACATTCAAATAAAGAAGCATATGGCACCGAAACATTGTCTAAAAAAGAACATTCAGAATTGTCGAAAAAAATCTCAAAGGCAATTTCTTGTGTAATTGGTAGTAAATTGCGTGGTGACAATGGTTGGGTTGATTACGAAAAATGTGGACGTCAATTGGGTTTTATTAAAAATGGCGGAATCATCATCGAATCATTTTTCTTATCAAACGACGACGAACTTCAAGCATACTTAAACAAAGAATGGCAGGTTGCGCGCGCAATCGCACGTGCAATTCATAATCATTATGAAGGAACGAATTTTGATGAAATTTTTGATAAAGCATAAATATATCGCAATTGCAATCGTTTTCATATTTTCAGTTTTGCAAACAATTTTAATTGTTGAGGTTAAAAAATCTGGATACGAAGCTGGAAAATTGGAAATACAAACGCAATATGACAAATATAAAACGGCCGTTTTGAAAGCTGAATCTGATGCTCGTAAAGAAGCATTAGACGAAACAAGCAGACTTAACACAGAATGGCAAAAAAAATTGGATGAACAATATGAAAAGCAAAAAAATCTTGAGTCTGTTATCACTAACATTCGCAATAACAATAACAGGTTGTCAGAGCAAATCAGAGCCTTTAGTAGTCGCACAAAAAGTAAGAACGATTCTGCCAGTGCCGCCAACATTGAATCCCAAACCTGTTGGACACTTTTTGAAAACAGAAGAAGAATTGATAGCGACCGAATCAAAGATGCTGAACGAATAAATGATGAATTGATTTTGGCTAAGAAATACATTGAAACGATTAGAGAAAATGATGCAGAAGAATAATTGTTATATCATATTCTACAAAGGCAAACGACCGTTCTATGAAGTGAGAAATGCTATTTCCGATTTTCTGATACGAAAATTCACAAAAGGTAAATACTCACATTGTGAAATAGTAATCCAAATAAAAGATAGTGACAACTATATTTGTTTTTCTTCTTCAGTTCGTGATGGTGGAGTCAGAGCTAAAGTCATCAAACTAAAAGAACATCATTGGGATTATATCAAAATTGATATAGATGAAGACAAATTATATGATTTTCTGAATGACACTATTGGTATGAAATATGACTTTTTAGGTTGTCTAGGAATATTGTCAAGCAAAATCAAACACGAGAAAAACAAATACTTTTGTTCGGAATGGTGTGCCAAACTCTTGGGATATGAAAATCCCGAAAAAGTGACACCAAGTGGACTGTATGATGTTTTGACAAAAACGATATAAATTAAACCAAACTAAGGATTGTAAAACAAAAATGGCCAATGATTACGGTTTCAATTTGAAGGATTTTAAGTTGCAGAACTTTTTGGTTTTGCTGAGTGAGTTTGGAATAAGAAGAAATATGGAACGAGATTTCAAACAAGAGTTTCCAAATTACAGACAGCTGCACTTCTCTTTTGAAGACCGTTCGGAACAATTTAATCCGATGGGCGAAAACACAGAAAGCCTAAATGTGGATTTTAATCAAGATACAGGCCGTCTGAAAGTTACTTGCAGCAACTGGGACGGAATACGGTTGCGTGGGAGAGTTTGGGGTACATTATGATTTACGGTGTAGAGTTGAATGAAAGTAAAATAACAGGTGGTATGGTGTATAGCTATCACAGCACAGTTGAAAAGGAGCAGACAGATTTTTATGTCTCTTTCGAGCGTATAATTGGTGGTGATGTTATTAGTGTATTAGAGCTTTCAGAGAACTACTCTATTGTCTGTGTACCATCACAACAACACGTCAATTATATTGCTTTTCCTGTACAGGATAAACCGAATGAGAACAAAGTCCGCTGTCATTACTTTACACGAAATTCATCAAAAAACAACAACGATTACGGGCTGAACTTGTATGATGAAGCAGGTGAGTTAACATTTGGTGTAAATGCACTGAATCTGAATGTGTTAGAACAGTTGAAGTTTTCGCAACCGTTCGAGCGTGAATTGGATATAGCCGATGATGAAGTGCTAGGTATTATTGATTTATCAGGCTCGCCAAGACAAGATATTGTTATTGCGACTGGTGTGATATACGAATCCTATGACACAGTTTTAGGTTATTTAGATATAGACCTATCTGCAGTGTCTATACACAGAAAAGGGAATCGCTTGATTGGAGTATACAACAGAAAAAGAGACAGAAATACACCTATACAGGACATCAGCCATATCATTTCACAACCTAATCAAAGTGGCAGAGTTTCATTCACAGGATTTGAAAATTACACTGCATATGGTTTGTTGTGCAAATTTCGTCGTCCTACAGAGTTTGTACTCTCCACTCAATATTCCTAATTTTTAATTGTTTATTTTTATTAAAAGGAAAAAGAAATGACTGAATTACCGTGGATGGCGGAAGCCAAAAAACACATTGGCTTGAAAGAAATTGTTGGTACAAAAGCACACAATCCAACTATTGTACAATGGCTAAAAGAAATGGGAAATTTCCCAGGTGCGTCAAAATCTTGGTATTTTGAAGACGAAACACCGTGGTGTGGATTATTCGTCGGACATTGTTTGGGTAAATCAGGACGTGCTGTTATCAAAGATTGGTATCGTGCAAAAGCATGGGCAGCCGCTGGTTTAACTAAACTAGATGCACCGGCATATGGTTGTATTGCTGTCAAATCACGACAAGGTGGCGGACATGTATTTTTTGTAGTTGGTAAAAATGCAAAAGGTCAGATTTTGGGATTGGGTGGTAACCAAGGAAACACTGTTTCTATTATACCGTTCAATCCTACTGACATCGATGGCTATTATTGGCCATCAAAACTTATAGACGGAAAAAGTGTACCATCATCACCTTCACCCGAACGCTATAAATTAACTGCTGTCACAGCGACTGGTGCACAAGGAGCAAGTGAAGCTTGATATAAAAACAATAAAATAATGTTTCAAATTAACGGTTTAGATAAATTTACATTCTAGACCGTTTTATTTTCTTCATTTTTTGATATAATACACATATACCCTAATTAACCAAACCATATTAAAGGTGATTTAGATATGTTTAGTAATCAAAAGATGATTGAGAAAATCCAACAAAAAATCGGTGTTGGTGAACATGTAAATGTAATTTATACACAAGCATACGGCATACGAAATACATATGCAACAATTACAAAAAAATCTGTCACAATTACAAAACAAAATTGTGACAATAATGTAAAAGGTACATTGTGTAAAATCTATTCTAAAATTTGTAAATAAAATTCTCAAATAAAGACCGGAATGAAAATTTCGGTCTTTTCTGTTTTGTATCATTTTTGATACATATCAAATATCAAACTATTTACATTCAAAACCAACTATGATATAATTAGTATTATAGCGGTATATCTGTATGCATTATAAATAGATATACTGTTCTTAATCTAGTAATAAGACATACGTCCACATTTTTAAGCACGATATTTAGGTCATTGGCCACATTATTTTAAAGCAATCTATTTTAGGCAATCATATAATTTGAAACCTGCACAAAATTCACGTCTGAGACGCGCCGATTATTTTGTCGATATGTTTATTTCCGAATACGTAGACACAGGCCAGAAGGACAAATTTAATAGCAAAAACACTGTTTCAGATTAGCCATTACATTTTTGACAATGATATGACGTTTTGATAAGGTCTAAATCCGCTCTACACCAAAAGGTCGAATGAAATCGATATATCTTCGTAATATATCGAAAGTAAGAACAAAGTGTTTGAAAAAGAACATACCGAGTAGCCATAAGGATAGTAATCTACGCAAGTAGTATGAAACGAAAAATTAGACAATCTCAAAGTCAGTTATATAACAGAGCTTATGAACGATTAAAATCTGTTTGTATTTTTGGATTTAAAATATTGAAGTGATTGATTATTTCTACTTCAGCAAAATACAGTAAAGAAAAATAATCCTTTTCTTCCTCGGAAACGTAGAATGGTGACATTCGAGCTATTTACAAACCATATAGCTCAGGGGACCGCTTAAATAGCCCTTCCAGCGGAGTCAGATTATTGAGAGATTTGACTACAAACACCCGTTAATAGTGGCATGAAAGTCTAATAAACGATCATGGCGAGTAATACAAATATTCTGTATTTGCAAAATTCCCTTAATAAACCCAGTCGCGGAGACGCGTCGGTGAGCGATACAACCGGTATGAAAGCAACTAATCAATTCCATGATATGTAGAATCAGTGGTGAATTGGTTAACCAACGAGTCGCATATCCTCAACGGTAGAAACCGTTACAACGATATGGGGTGATAAATTCTGGCATCGAACCTATTGGTCACGCTCTAGGTGTAACGATTAAAGATGTCTATTCTCATACAGATTGAAAATACAACGAGTTAAGAATGATTTTTATCTTATACGATAGCAATAATAAAATGCGATAACGATAAATCTTATCAATCTGTAGTGTTCCTGAATAATATTTCGTAAACTTTCATTCTTTGAATATTATTCTGGACAACGAGTGGTATTGTTGTGTATACAATTTTATCTAAAAATACAATATAGTGCTCTGTTTATATAATAATGTGAAACAGAGCGCTCGCTGTCGCTCGCGGTGCTCTGTTTCACCGTATGGGATGTTCTCCACGATCTGCTCCATAATATATTGTATCTAGATATAATCATCACGCAACAACCACTCAACGGTGGGCTTATACACAAAAATTGATTATCAATCATAAAGAACACAATATGGCAAAGTTTCATAAAGGAAAATATGTTTTAAAAAATCCAGACAAGTATCTAGGAAATAAAGATAACATCGTCTATAGATCCAGTTGGGAAAAAACAGTAATGATCAATTTAGACACAAATCCTAATGTATGGAAATGGACAAGTGAAGAAACGGTTATTCCTTATATTTCACCTATAGACAATAGACCTCATAAGTATTTCATGGATTTTACAGTATTCTATAAAGACAAAGAAGGAAAAGTATTTACAACTATGATTGAGGTTAAACCTTTTGCTCAGACACAAGAACCAGTTTTAACAAAAGGAAAACGTAAATCCACTTATGCTAAAGAATTACAAACATATATGGTCAATCAAGCAAAGTGGAAACATGCAAGAGCATTAGCTGCAACTAAAGAAAATTGTCAGTTTGTGATTTTGACAGAGAATGAAATTTTTGGAAAACGAAAATAAATTACCATGTTATAATACAATTTTTAAGGAAAGGATCTATTATGTCAGTTATTGGTTTTGAATATGCATTAGAACTTGAATCAGGTGTCGTTTGTAATTTTCATACATTGGAATCATATTTCGTTGATTTAATCAATGGTAATGCATCAGTATATTTTCGTTCATATGTAAGTAAAAAAGCATGTGAAGATGGTCGTCCACCTGTTCAAAGTAATTCCATTACAGCTTCGGTGAAGATTGACACCAACGAAGTAATTACACCAGACTATCTGTATCATCAATTACCAAATTATCATGTGCAATTTACCAATACTCCACATGACGTTGCAGAAAAAGCAAAACTTGTTGAAGACAAATAAGGAATTGCATATGTTTGTGATTTATGGTAAACCACTTTGTCAATATTGTGAAATGAGTAAACGTCTACTTGGATCAAAAGGTATTTCGTATACTTATGTTAATCTTGGCGATGATGATATGACTATTGAACGTTTGAATGAAATGGCTGGACACGAAATCAAAACCGTTCCACAAATTCTTGTAAAAGATTCTGACGGAATGTTCCAATATGTTGGATCATATAATGAATTGAAAGAAATGGTGTCATGAAGTTTTATTGGATAAAAGAAAAAAGCGAAATTTATGTTGGTGAAAATATTGCTCAAATTTTAGGTGCGTTCTTTACACAAGAAGAACAAAGCGAAATTTTGGCAAACACCAATTTTGATGAATATCCAGCTGACACAGAAGTTTTACCAGGTGTAACAATTAAAGATGCTGTCGAACATTCTGATATTGCAATTCCTGCATTGATTATGAGTTCTAAATTTCAAGAGGTCCAATTAGATGGCTACATGTAGTGCACTATACGGAAACGACAAAATTCAGATTGGGCAGAATGATGGTAATTTCCGTTGGTACTATAGGACACATATAAAATATGTTCATGGTGAGCATGTTTGGACAAAATGGCAATTGTGGACACATAGCATGGTTGAATATAGTGCACAGGGATTTTTGAGAACACCATATGGTGACTTAAAACGTGCATCTGAAGAAGAACGAAAGCTTTGCCGTTTCCGTGACAAAACTTCTTAATTAAATCAATAAGTTAAAGAAACTGCACAAAATTCCAATATATTTTATATTGGAATTTTGTGCAGTTTTATTTTTATTGTTTAAAATCAATAACTTAGAATAAAATTCATCATTAAAAATATTGTTTAAAATCAATACTTTATAAAAAATCCTCAAAATTCGTAAAGTTTTGAGGATTTTTTCGATTTAATCTATATCGATGAATGAAATTTCATATTTGATTTGCTCTTCATTATAATGTTTGATTCGTTCGTCCACGTGTTTTTGTGTGATATTATTTTTACCTATGATATCAACAACATCAAATACATGTGCAATCTTTTTGCTTTCATGCAGACGCATCAGACGACCAATACTTTGAATCGTTGCAACCTTTGCTTTTTGTGAAGATGCAAAAAACAAATTATGCAAATTGTTAACTGATATGCCTGTTGACATAATGGAAGAAGTGGCAAATAGAACTGCGTTATCTTTTTGTTTAAATTCTGTCAAAATATCAGTTCTATCTTTAATATCACCGGTGATCAAATATGTATCGTCATGTGTCTCTTTATATTTTTCATAAAGCTGTACACCATGTGTATCTTTGCGATGAAATAAGACAAACGAATTTCCTTCAACAAAGTCGACTAATTCCAACAACATTTTATTGCGTTCTTGACATTTGTTGATGAAATCTATTTCAAATTGATATTTGTCAGACCATGGTTTTTCTTTTTGCCAAATTTCCCATTCTTCTTCATATTGTTTCACTAATCGCGGTGAATATCTAAATCCGACAATATTGATCTTGACATCACATGCACGACCAGAATCAATAAGTTCACGTTGCGAAACAAATTTTGCAACAGGGCCAAATAATCCACGAATAAGTGTTTCATTTGCTTCAACCCCGTCTAAAGTACCTGTCAAACCATGTTTATATTTACAATTGCGAGCATTTTGTAATATACTTGTTAATTGTTTTGCTTTTGCTTTATGAACTTCGTCAACAATCATAACAGATGCTTCGTCAATCAGTTCTGGCATTTTCACTAACGATTGCCATGTAGTAATAACAACATCTTTTGTTACATATTTTTCATAATCAGAATTGATTTTTTGTGACCAATTTTCACTTTGTCCTTCTGAATATTCAGAAAAGTTTGCATATAATTGCTCAACAAGACCTTTGTCTGGTACAATCACAACAATTGGTCCGTCATGTTCTTCTAAGAAACAATTTTTATAAAGCCAGACCAAACAATATATGATTAACGATTTACCCGATGATGTAGCAGACAAAATAACGCTGCGGTCCATTTCTATTGCATGATGAATTGCTTCAACTTGGTAATCATATGGCACAATATAATTTTCACCATCAAAAGGTTTGATAAATTCATTTATCACGGTTTCAAGTTCTTCGCGTGATTTGAATTTTTCAACAGGAAATAAAGAGTCATCAATATCGACTTTATATCCACGTGTTTCCATTGTATCGTATAGATGAAACCAGTTACCCAAGTCTAATGTTTTGGATTTTTTATTATAAAGACAAATTTTTCCGTTCCAATTTCTTAGTCTTGGATTCTTTTTCATTGCAGTATAATTTGCAACTTTATATGTATACAATTCTGCTATTTCTAAGTCTAGCTCTTCGGTTGTGTTTATTAGTTTTATAGTAGACTCATTTAATTTTTTAATTTTAAAATCCATTGGATTTACTTTCTTATACAGATTTGATATTATATCCTAAATTTATTAAAGGTTAAATTATATGACCATTATACGAGAAAAAATTAAAGAACAACAATCAGCTGTTCAGTCAAGAAAAACGTTGCGTGACGTTTGGATTGAAGAATATGAAAGTGTGAATTTGGAAATTCTTGAAAAAACTGAAAAAATTCGAGAAGATATTCAAATTGATTCAAAGATTGATAATTTGCATCTTTTTGAAGAATCTTTACGTCAAACACAATTGCACGCCAAATGGTTTGATTTATTGGCTCAGACTAAACGAGAATATCGTAAAATAAAAGCAAATCAAAATAAAGCATATCTGACTTTGTGGAAATATTATCAAGGTAAAACATCACCTGAATTTAATGTAAAATTTGGTATTATGAATGAAAAGATTTTGAAAAGTGATGTTGAAAAATATATTGAAGCAGACGATGCATGGCTTAAAATAAAGGAAGTTGTGCAAAATCAGTTTGCTTTAGTTGAATTGATTGAAAATATGTTGGAAAACATTAAACAACGCGGATTCGCAATCAAACATGCAATTGAATACAAAAAATTTGAGGCTGGATTATGACATATAAGATTTATGGTAACATACCCGTACATGATATCGAAATTTCTGAGAAATGCGCAAAAGAAGTTTTCAAACGTGTTTTTAAAACAACATTGATGAAGCCTCTCAAAGAAGAATTTCCTGATGTGAATAATATTGAGGTAAATATTATTGCAAAGGTGATTGAATCTGTAAAATGGGAAGGATTTGATTATCATCGTCGTGAAGATATCGAAACACGTAGTATTTTGCGTGAAATGACCGACGAAGAAGTCGAACAATGGAAAACATATTTTAAATTGACAGATGGGATTTGGTTATGCGATTGATTGTAGAAGGTCCTGATGGAAGCGGTAAATCAACTCTTGCTAAAGAATTGTCATCTAGATTGGGTATAAATAAAATTTTACATGCCGGCGGTCCTAAAGAAATTCATTTATTGGATGATTTGCTGGCTGAATATAACAAAGGTGACGTAATTTTGGATCGCGCACCCTGGTTATCTGAATTTGTTTATCCAAAATTATTTGACAGAAAATCATATATGAGTCTTGATGATTTTGAGACTAAATATTGGTCTGTTCCACAAAATGTTATTGTGTGTATTGGTAAAGGCGATATTGACACCTCATTCAAAGCACACAAATCAAAAGAACATTTAGAACATGTTATCGCTCAACGTGAAAAAACATATAAATTGTATGAAGAGTTAATTACAAAAATTAACAATTCTACTATTTCAAAAATCAATCTTATTATATATAATTTTAATAATGATTCTATTGATGATTTGATTGATAAACTAAAAAGGTATTTACGATGAAATTATTAACATTACTTGGTTTAATTTTTGTTGTTCTGAAATTATGCAATGTAATTGCTTGGAATTGGATATGGGTTGTTAGTCCATTTATTGCAAATGTTATTATTTTCCTTATTCCAATATTGGTAGTAATATTTGGTCATAAATCTTTTATGCAAAGATGCTCACGTTCGTATTTTAAGAAAAACGGATTTATGTGATGTATAAATATTTTTGCATTGTTCTTATGGCATTTGTTCCGGCGAATGCCTATTCAAAATCAGATATTTGTTTGGCGACTGCAATATATCATGAAGCAAACACAGAAAGTCTTCAAGGTAAAGAAGCTGTAGCAAATGTGATTTTGAATAGGGTTAAACACCATAAATATCCAAATACTGTTTGTGGTGTTATATCGCAAAAATCGCAATTTTCGTGGTATAGAAAAGTTAAACATAACTATACTAATGAGACTTTAGTTATTGCGCGTAAGATGCTAAATAATAGACAAGACAATACAAATGGTGCTTTATTTTTTCATAGTGGAAAAAATCCATATTGGACTAGAAAGATGAAGATGACCAAACAATTAGGAAATCATAAATTTTATCGTCCTTACGAAATTTAACACTGTTTGCTATTTACAATTTGCAAAAGCTTTGATATAATTCAAATATAGATTGCAGTTTCGAATATTTTGTTTTAGAATATAAGGGTGTCAAGCTCATTGGGTATGAGCGCCCGACTCATAATCGGAAGGTAGACAGGTTCGAATCCTTCGGCACCCACCACAGAATTACAAAGTTTAACATAAAAAACTATTTACAAGTTGAAATTGATTTGATATAATTCATATATAGTTTGTTGGTAGGGTAAATTTCTTCTGTCGGAGTTATATAAATAATAACTTCGATAGAAGAAATTAGGGTTTAAAATAAAGCATTTGTTACTTCGTTTTAATCAACACTAAATCGATTACGTGTTTGGTTGACAAGATATGATAAGCGATTCATGATAGCTTTCTTCAAATGCTTTGTTTTAAACTTTAAAAATTCAGTGTATAATGTCAATTGGTAGACGGCCTACCTTGGATGTAGGAGGTTGTATGTTCGAGTCATACTACACTGACCAGAATAATATGGCTTTAGTGTTAATGGTAGCACGTTGGATTCCAAATCCAAAGGTGAGAGTTCGAATCTTTCAGGCTATGCCAAAATTAGAAGTACAATTTACCGCGAGTGGCGAAATTGGTAGACGTAAGAGACTTAAAATCTCTTGACTATAGGTCGTGTGGGTTCGAGTCCCACCTCGCGGACCATAGGAAGTGTGGCAGAGCGGTCTATTGCAGCTGACTTGAAATCAGCCGGCTGGAAACGGTCCGTGGGTTCGAATCCCACCGCTTCCTCCAAACAATTTAATGCGAGCGTGGTGGAATTGGTAGACACGCCGGTCTTAGAAGCCGGTGCGCTATGCATGAGAGTTCGAATCCCTCCGTTCGCACCATAAAATATTTTTAAAGTGATTTGAATATGGGTATTGCGATTTTAATTTACATTGCGTCTATTGTCGAAAATTTGAAAATGTTTTTGCTAATAATAGCCGGAATTTTTTCTACATTTGCATTTTTTACTTGTGCCGCATCTATTGATATAACAACTGATATTGGAGATTTTTTCAATCGGGATAATAAGTCAATAAAAGTTATTAAACGATTTGCGATATGTGCCGTAACTGCAGGATTTTTCGCTGCGATTATTCCGACAGAACGACAGGTTTATTATATATCAGCTGCATATGTTGGTATAAATGTTGCTGATAATATTGCAACAAGCCCAGAATTTAATAAAATCCGTTTGATTATAAATAACAAAATGGATGAATATATTAAAGAGAATAATATAAAAGATGCTGAAATAGCTCAATAGGCAGAGCAATCGTTTTGTAAGCGATAGGTTGTCAGTTCGATTCTGACTTTCAGCACCACATATGGAGGGATGGTAGAGCGGTTGAATGCACCTGACTGTAAATCAGGCCGTAACAGCGCGTTAGTTCAAATCCAACTCCTTCCACCAAAATTTAGGAAGATTGGCAGAGTGGTTGAGTGCTTTGCTAAAGCATAGAACGGTGAAACGTTCCATAGGTTCGAATCCTATATCTTCCGCCAATATGTTTTTGATACATTGACAAAATAAATGAGAAAAATTGTAACAATAGCATCTACAGCAGAAATTAAAAAAGCTCCCTCATTTTATGATTTGTTAAAAATGAGATTGATACAACTTTCAAAAGAGTTAGAACAAAATTCGTTAGAAATTAACAAGCTTACCGATAAGTTAGTTAATGAAATTTCTAATAAATAATTATGCTCCGGTCGTCTAGTGGTTAGGACACGGCCCTTTCAAGGCTGAGGTGCAGGGTTCAATTCCCGCTCGGAGTACCATAAATATTATCACAGATAAAAGTTTTTAAATTGAGAATTATTATCTGTGGCAATAGCTTAATGGTAAAGCCTCGGATTGTGATTCCGACTATCTGGGTTCAATTCCCAGTTGTCACCCCAAACATATTGGCATGTAGCTCAGCGGCAGAGCAGACGGCTGTTAACCGTCCGGTCGTAGGTTCGATCCCTACCATGCCAGCCAAAACAATGTGTGTATAGTTTAATGGTAAAGAATACTTGCGAGTCGAGAGAATCTGGTGCAATTCCAGAATGGGCGACTGAAAATGATTGACGTCCATTAGCTTATTAGTAAAGCGGCGGCGTGGGAGCAAGAGGTTCTGGTTCAATTCCAGATGCACATGCCAAACAATTAGCGGATATGGTATAAGGGTTGTGCCTTGGCCTCCCAAGCCGATGAAGATGAGTTCGAATCTCACTATCCGCTCCAATTTTAATGTTCGTTAGCTCAGTTGGTAGAGCACTCGACCGATAATCGAGCGGTCGCTGGTTCAAGTCCAGCACGGACAACCAAAAACTTGTGTCATAGCATCGCAAACGCCCAAGCAACGTCTAGACTATTTGTTTTGATGTTATGACACACCGCATTTAATGCGAATTAGTGTAATGGGTAACACGTGGGGCTCATAACCCCAAATTCACGGTTCGAGTCCGTGGTTCGCAACCAATTTAAAGTCGACTATTTAATAATAGTCGACTTTTTCTATTTACAATTTGTAACTTTTAGTGTATAATATATTTTTTTAGAATTTTAAGGATATATGAAATGTACGTTGTTATTATTGCTGCAATTTGTTTAATATTAAGTAAAATCATATTAGAGCAATATATCTCAAAAAATGATGTTTGTGATTTTGACACTATTGTTGGTCTAAATGCACTTATTGTTGTTTGTTCTTTATTATGGTTTGTTTCGTTACCGATTATTATATCATTAGTAATTGGTAAATTGATACATAAAGGCATTTCCCGATGAGTGTATCAAATATTCTTGATAGGTTTAATAAAAAACAATTCATACCCAAAAAATTTCATCATGATATTCTTGATTTACCTGAATTAACATCAGTTGATGGAACGAATGGTGGACCTCGTTTATATACAACACCTGAAGGAAATGAATATCCTTCTGTGACTTCAATTTTGTCGCTTCTTAGTGATCCTAATGCCCTAAAATGGTGGTATAAGAAGATTGGTTATGATGAAGCAATGAAACAGACACAAGAAGCCGCAGACCGTGGTAATGTTCTTCATGATTTGTCTGAAAAATATTTGTTAAATAAACTTAACGAAGAAGATATTGGATATGACGCTGGTGGAATGATGTTTAGAAATGCACAACAATATCTGGATGAAATTGAATCGGTTTTATCAACAGAATGTGCATTATATTCAGACAAATATAAATATGCAGGCCGAACAGATGCTATTGTGAAACATGCTGGTGATATTTGTGTTTTAGACCATAAAAATTCCAAAAAACTTTTTACCGGCACAAAACTTGGATATATGAAAGAAAAATTGTTTAAATATAAATTACAAACATATTTCTATCATATCGCTTTACAAGAAATGACAGGTATTGAATCAACACACGGGATTTTGGTTGTGTCAAAACCCAGATTAAAGCCAGAAGAAGAATACGAAAGTGAAATTGTGAAATGGGAATTTAAAAAAGAAGAATTTCACGATTTGTTTGAGCAAACAATTAAGGAATACTATGATCAATATGGGAAACACTGAAAACAATGTCAATTACCAAATTTTACGTTTTGTAAAAGAGGGATATACATACATCGAGGCAGCATTAAAATTTTATGACGAAAGCGCAGAAGAAGATAACATTGTGAAATATGCTAAGTCATTGGACACATCAATCATTAAAGAAATTGAGCGAGAAGCTGTTGAAGACGGAAAAATTCGCGATACGCATTCAACCAATATTGAAAATTTTTTCGAAAATCTATTTACATAGATTCAAAAGGTGATATAATACACATATCACCTTTATTTTTATGTGAGATTCTGAAATGATTGTAAATACAAAATCCGATTCTACTCTTATTACGTCAGCAAAATCCAAATCATTTGGATTTGAAGTTAATGGTAAAGCTTTTAAAGCATTATTCTCCGATATTTACACAAATAAAATCGGTAGCGTTGTACGCGAAATTGGAAGTAACTGTCGTGATGCACATATTGATGCAGGTTGTCCTGACGTTCCGTTTGAAATTGAAGTACATTCTGGCACACTTGATGCAAGTTATATTGAATTTACCGATTATGGCACAGGAATGTCGTCAGATACAATAGAAAAGTTATATACGTCATTCTTTAGTTCGTCAAAAGACCAAGATAACGAAGCTATTGGTGGTTTTGGTATCGGTAGTAAATCTCCTCTTGCATATACAGATTCATTCACCGTCACATCGATTAAAGATGGGTACAAAAATGTTGCAATGATCACAAAACAGGATAACATGCCAAAATACAAATTATTGGTAAAAGATGTTCCTGTAGAAGATCGTAATTCGACTATTGTGCGAATTCCTATTGATGTACATGACGCTGATAGATTCGTAGATGAGATATACGAACAATTACGTTATCTCCCAGTTTTACCAATTGTAAAAACAAATGTTGCGCATGATAACAAATTCCCAACTTTTGATTATGTTGGTGAAAATTATAAAATTGAAAGTAATGTACCAAGTGGCGTAACGTTATGCATTGGTGGTATTGGTTATAGACTAAATCACAGAATACGTGGCATTTTTGCCGATAAAAATTTAGTTCTTGATATTCCTATTGGATCACTTGAAGTGACATTATCACGTGAAAGTTATGTTCAAACACCAGAATCTGATGATTTGGTTAATAAGCATTATTTTAATGCGGCTATTGATTTTGAGACCAAACTTTTAGAATGGTCTAAAAATAAAGATTGGGTGATTGACAATTTTAAAATGGCTTTTTCGTTTTCTCCAGAAAACTATTCCATGACATGGTCTTCTAGAGATTCATCAAAAGAATATTTAACAAATTTGTGTAATTCATTAAACATAGTAACAAATACGGTTGAAGGGATTTATTCATACGCATTTAGTGGTTTTAATAGAAAAATTGGAAGTGATATTGATTCTAAGAAACAACTTTTGCAAATTGCTGATATGTTGTCACGGACAATTAGACACGATGTGTTTGGACGTAAAGTACGTATAGTTGTTGTTGATGAATTTCCAAAACTTAAAAATATGCGTGGTGCTATAACAAGAATATACAACGAAATCTATGGAAAACTTAATCCAGTTGTGTTAATTTGTTGTCATAGAAACGATATTGTTAAAGGTTTATTAGATAATGTGTCATCCATTTTTGATATCACATACACAAATTACAGTTCTTGGAAAGTTGATCTAGGTATTAAAAAACAAGCTACAAAATCAGTGTCTAAGAAAACACAGAAGAAATTTGATAAATTACCAAAAACCGCGGTGATTATCTCTAAAGGTGATCCATACACAAATATTAAAGATTATGATTGTGAATCAGAATATATCGATTTGTCATTATTTGACGAAAAGGATTTAGTTGTATTTTGGAGAAATTTAAAATCATATAATTTATCGTTCGTTTATGAATATATAGATCAACACAGCGATTTATTTGGTAAAGATTCCAAATGTTTCTTTGCTTCACTAAATCAACGTGGAATCAATATGATGCATAAGATTATTGAGGATAAATCTGTTAAGTGTAAAATTGTATTCCACGAAACACCTAATGAATTTTACAAATTTATGAACGATACATATATTCCAAAATTATATGAAGATCGTAATCGTGCATTAGCATCGTTATTCCAATTCTATGATGAGGACTGTGCAAAAACTGATTATTGTATAGCACTTATCAACACAGACAACTTATATGGTAGTGATATATCATTTTCACGAATGAATTATTGGGATATACGTTCGCACATTTTAAGTAATAGTATTTCGGGTGATGATAACTATTTGAAGCCAATTATCAAATCTGAAGTCGAAAAAATTAAGGCAACATTAAAAGATGTGAAACCATATCCAATAAAAAGCATATTATTTAAAACACGTTTATATGTTGATTTTTTGCCTAAAATTATTGGTGATGTTAAACAAGTAATTTTGGACAAATACCCGGAAGCTTATGATAAAATGACTATATTCAAACTTTACTTGGAAGGAAAATTAAATGGCTAAATATGATTTTGTGATGACAAATGACGAGATTCAGATTTTTAAAGTTAAAAAATCTGGTGTTGTGAAACAACGATCAATTGTCAAAAATAAATTAACAGACCGAATTTTTGAAGATTTTAAAAACATCGAAGAACATTCAAAAGCATTTTTAAAGTTTTGGTTTAATGAAATTAAAAATGTTAAATGGCTTAATGTTGATGGTTATGTGTTTGATATCGAAAATAATATCATCACAAAAGACGGTGAAGAATTACCGTTTAAAGGTCCAGCTTCGAATGCAATCATCAAATTTGTATTTGGTTTGCTAAATGTAAATGAACGTACTGTAGAAATTGAATTAAAATCATTCATTGCATTTATTGAAAAATTGCAACAAACCGATTCGTTCAGTATTTTAAATGAACTATACTTGTTTATTAAAAATAACGACATCGAGATTAGTGAAACTGGTGATGTGATTTGTTATAAAGTTGTGGATCCTGAATATAAAGATTTGTATACACATACAATCTCTAACAAAGTCGGTGAAATTGTTGAAATGGATCGCAAATTGATTAGCGATGATCGTACTCAAACATGTTCGTATGGTCTACATGCTGCATCGTTGAAATATCTACGCGAATCTGGTTATGGTGCTTATGAAGATAACCATTTGATGAAGATTGTTGTTAATCCTGCTGACTTCGTATCAGTTCCTATTGATTACGATGGTGCTAAAGCTCGTGTATGTAAATACACTGTCGTTGATGAAATTGATATCAATCAAATTTTACCAGAATATTCGACAAATTGTGAAGGTTATATCGTTCATTAAACTAAGAAAAGTCCTGCATATGCGGGACTTTTTTGATTTTTAACAATAAATATTTAATAGAGAAATTATATAAAGAGAATCTGTATTATGCCTAATATGATAACAAATGGACTGCGCATAGAGAATGCAGAAGCATTTGCAAAAAAGATTTTATCGGAAAAAACATATATCGCTATTGGTAAATCATCTCCTTGGGAAAATGAAAACGAACCAATATGTTCTGTTTTAGATGACAAATTTGTTGGAGAAACATTAAAAGATATTATTGGATTTAAAAGTATTCAACAAAATTCGTTAATACATTATGCGGTCCGTATTGACTGGAAGAAAAACGTTATATATGATGCGTATGATGATCGTATCAATATGATTGATTCACGCAAACCAGATGGTAGTCCATACAAATTTTATGTATTAACATCTGAAAATAATGTATACAAATGCATTGGTAATGCAAACGGAAAACCTTCGACAGTCATGCCTACAGACAATTCGGTTGAATTTTTAAATACGTCTGATGGATACGTCTGGAAGTATATGTATACGATTTCAGATGCTGATGTTAATAAGTTTTTGTTACCTGGTTATATGCCAATTTACAACAAAACATATAACGATAATTCGTATCAATATTATGTACAAACATCAGCAATGCCAGGAAGCATCCGGTTCGTCTCAGTTGACGACGGTGGTACAGACTATATAGTATCAAATCCACCCGAAATTATCATCACCGGTGATGGCTCTGGTGCAAAAGCTGAAGTCCAGATTGATTCGTCTACGAAAAAAATAACAAATGTGAAAATTTTAAATCCTGGTGAGGGGTATACTAAAGCTGAAATTACAATTAAAGGAAGTAACAAAACAGCTAAATTAAGACCAATAATTGGCCCTATTACTGGCCATGGTAAAAATGCAAAATTGGAATTAGGTGGTACATATCTCGGCATTGTTGTTGAAATAAATGCTGATGAATCTGGTAAAATACCTCTTAATATTGATTATAGACAAATTTTGCTTGTAAAAGATTTAAAGACAAAAGAAAAAGGTAAAGCGATTCGCATTTCTGAACACGATTGCCAATCATATAGGGTTGGTGATATTGTGAAAGGATTAACATCAAATGCGACAGCAATGGTTGTTGCAAAAGATAACAGAAATGGGCTGATATATTTTGAAACTGTTTCTGGTGATTTTACGATGAATGAGCGTGTAAGAAATAATACGAATAAAATAGAATCAACAATTGATCTTTTGTTTCAATCTATTACATTACCGGCTTATAAATTAGTCTATAACAAATCCGAAGTTGACGTCAATTCGTGCGTACCGTTATATATCGTTAATCGTACGAAAATTGAACGGGCATCATTACAAAAAGAAACATTATTTTTAATCGTTTCGTTTTAGGAAAGAATATGTTAAATCAAGTTGATAAAAGTGTTAAACCATATTACGATACTTTTGATGAATCAAAAGGTTTTCATCAAGTATTATTTACTCCGGGTCGTGCAGTTCAAACGCGTGAAGTAAATGAACTTCAAAGTATCTTACAAAACCAAATTGCGCAATTTGGCAACAACATTTTTGAAAATGGTACTAAAGTCGTTGGTGGTGAAATTAACTATGATATGAAGACTCAATATATTACTGTGTCTGGTGTTGAATGGGATAATATCGTAGGGTTTGTTTCAAACCCAACAGTGAAATTGCAATCGTCTTCAACAACTGTATCTGCCAAAATTTCACACTATGCACGTGACGATGGTCGTGATGCAATTACATTTTACTTAAAATATGAAACGGGCGATACCGATAGAAACAAATTTAGTGCTGGTGAACAAATTAGTCTAGAAGATACATCCGGCGTAAATCTTGGTAATATGACAGTTGTTAAAACCGGTGTTGGCTCACTTGTTCACATCAACGAAGGTTACTATTTCATCAATGGGTATTTTGTTTATACACCAGAGCAACATGCGATTTTGTCAAAATACACAAATAACCCAACTATAATTGTTGGTTTTGCGTTAAAAGAATCATTTGTTACTTCAAACGAAGACCAAACATTGCTTGACAATGCATCTGGCACAACAAACTTTAATGCTATCGGTGCAGACCGTTTAAAGATCAGCGCACAGCTTGTTGTTCACAAAAAGGACGACCAATATGACAAAAAGAATTTTGTTAAATTGGCGTCGTTTGTAAATGGTGAATTGCAAGAAGTCATCAATCGTACTGATTATAATATCATCCGTGACGAAATGGCTCGTCGTAGCTATGACACAAACGGTGATTATACTGTTAAACCATTTAACGTTTTTGTTACAAAATCTGCTGATGACTCAAAATATCGCGTTGGTATTGAAGCAGGTAAAGCATATGTTCGTGGTTATGAAATTGAAAAATTAGTAACGAGCTATGTAGAAAACAACAAAGCACGTGATACCGTCGAACAACAAAATGCAACGCAAGAATTGGATTTAGGATCATATATTGTAATTAAAGATGCTAAATCAATACCAAATATAAATGGCACAACTGTGTTTGAATTTTTTGATGGTAAACTTGATACTTCTGGTGTAGTGTCTGGAACTTCCGTTGGTACATGTTATGTTCGTCAAATCCGTATGGTGAATAATGCTATACGACTGTATGTATATCAGCTAAAAAACAAACATAACAAAAATGATTCATCGTTTATTTCACAAGCTAAATCGATTCGTTCAAATGGTGGACCATCATTTGCAGCCAATTTAGTTGATTCGGTCATTTATGGTAGCCGTAAGACTGGTTTGATTTACAAAATGCCGGCTGACGATTTGAAAACACTGAAAAACGGATCAACCAATGATACTTCATTTACGGTTGCGCGAACATTTACACAACGAAGCGGCACCGATAATCGAATCAGTATTTCGTGCCCAAGCAGTGAAGCATTTGCGCCAATTTCTGATGACTCAATTGTAAGTTTTAATAATCAGATTGTTAAAATGTCAACGCTGAATCCTGTGTATGGTCGTAATATCATTACAATGGATATTGGCATTTCTGGCACAAATGTGACTGTTAGCACCGGTGTTATTAAACAAACATCAAATATCAGAACAAAAGCATTTACGAAAGAAACAATAACAATCCAAAATCCAAAAGGAAAACGTGAATTTCCATTTGGTAAAGCAGACGTTCAACGTATTGTTAGCGTAAAACAAGGTAATCGTGATTTAACACATTTGTTTACATTGGAATCTGGTATTACTGCTGATTATTATGCAGAATCAAAAATGCATTTGAAACCATCAGAAACAATTACCGATAATAATTCTCTCGATGTTGAAATTGAATATTTCCAACATTCGGGTGGTGATTATTTTTGTGTAGACTCATACACCGGTATTGATTATAAGAATATTCCTAAATTTGATGGTTTGAAATTGACAGATTGTTTAGACTTCCGTCCAACTTTTGTTGGTGAAATGTTCAGCGAAATGCCAATGTCAAATTCTTTGACAAGTTCTGATGTGACATCTTATTTGCCACGAATCGATTTGGTTGTCTTATCGTCTTCTGGTGAATTTTCTATTGTGTCGGGTGTGTCGTCATTAAACCCAGTTGCACCTTCGACACCAGACAATGCTATGGCAATTTACACACTTAATGTGCCTGCATACACTGCGAACGTTAAGGATATCGACATTAAGTATATTGACAACAAGCGATATACGATGCGTGATATTGGTAAAATCGATAAACGATTGACACAATTAGAAGAAGCATATACATTGAGTCTGTTGGAAGTTGAAACAGACGCAATGCAAGTATTAGATTCCAGAACCGGTCTGAATAGATACAAAAACGGTTTCTTTGTTGACAGTTACACAAACCATAAAAATTCTGCATGGTCTGATGCAGGATATAAATGTTCAATCTCGCGTGAGCAAGGAATGCTTCGGCCTGAATTTAATGCTGATTCAATTGATTTTGTTTTTGATGCTGGTCGTAGTTCAAATATTCGTCGTACCGGTGATTTGATCACATTGAATTATAACGATATTGGATACATTTCACAACCAATGGCAAGTTCTTTTGTCAACGTAAATCCATATGCGATTTTAACATGGGATGGTTCTGTGACAATGACGCCGTCATCTGATATTTGGTACGACACTAAGTACACTAATCCAGAAGTTCATTATGAAATTTACAATAACGGTGTTCTTAGACAAAGTTGGAATTCATGGCAATTAAACTGGACTGGCGGTAGTACATCAAAAACGTCTGAACAACGTTGGTCAACAACAGACCGAAGATTATCATTTGGCTCTGTCACAACAACAAGAACAGACTTCACAGAACAGACAACAACACGCGAAGTTACGGATGTTCAGGTTGTTAATGATAGAATCGTTGATACAAACATTGTGCCATTTATGCGCGAAAAAGCAATCGAAGTTGAAGGCAAGGGTTTCATGCCGTTTAGTAAACTTTACGCATTTTTTGACAATGTGAACGTCACCGAATATTGTTCAGGAAATGATAATGGTGTGCTTAAGGTTGATCGTAATGGAAATATTAAATTTACATTCACAATTCCTAATAACAGCAAACATCGTTTCCGTTCGGGTAGTAAAATTTTAAAACTTATTGATAATATCCAAAATAGTGATGCTGAAGCTTTAACATTTGGTGAAACTGAATTTACGTCTAAAGGTGTTATCAATACTCGTACACAAACAATCAATGCGACGAAAAATATCACAACAACTACGACTACACGAAGTGTGTCTAATACTACAACTAGTGTATCACGTATTGGCCGCGATCCGGTCGCCCAATCGTTTGCTGTGACTGAAAAAGGTGGCATATTCTTAACTGAAGTTGAAGTATTTTTCCAAAGTAAAGATGAAACAAAACCAATTCGTCTTGAATTGCGTGAAATGGAACATGGTACACCAACATTGACAAAATTGCCATATGGTGAAGTGCTGTTAAATCCGTCTGAAGTTCAGGTTTCAAATGATGCGTCAAAAGGTACCAAATTCCGTTTTGCAAGTCCTGTTTATCTGAACGAAAATGCCGAATATTGTTTTGTTTTGTTGGCGAATAGCATCCGTTACAATGTGTGGAAGGCCACAATGGGTGAAGTACAGATTGACAAAGATGAAGCCATTGCAAAACAACCATTCATTGGTGTGATGTTTAAATCGCAAAACAATACAACTTGGACAGAAGACCAAATGTCAGACCTGAAATTTCATTTACGTCGTGCTGAATTTGCAATTAGTCAACCTGGTAGAGCTACATTTACTGCATCGAATCCTGATAATATTGTTCTTGAACAAAATCCGTTCAATATGACTTCTGGTTCACCTCTGGTAACAGCTAAGATCAAAAACCATGGGTTAATTAAGGGTGATAAGTTCACAATATCAGGGTGTTCTGGTGCATATCTGGGTGATGCATTATTTAACAAACAGCACACAGTTGTTTCTGTTTTGGATTCTGATACCATTACTTTTAACGTGACAACAAATGCAACTGTTACAGGATCGTTTGGTGCAGGTTCTGTGGTTTCTACAAAAAATGCACAAGCATCAACCGTTCAACCAGTTGTTCAGGATATGATTTTGCCTAGTACGTCAATTCAATATGGTATTGATTTTGTGACTGGTAAGTCTGTTTCTGGTAGCGAACAACCATATGTACAAACAGGAACGCAATCTGTTGTTGCAAATGACAATAATATGTTAGACTTCCCGGTTATTTTTCCGTCAAAAGAAAATGCAAAAACCACGAAGACTGTTATGACATCGTTGTTTAGCTCTGAAATGCCAAATATTTCGCCGGTGATTGATTTAAACCGTGTTGGTCTGATTGGTGTTGACAATAGAATCAATTACCCAGAAAATATTAACGATGAACTTGAAACAACAAATGGTAAAGCATGTGCCCGTCATATTTCAAATGTGATGGTTTTAACTGAGCCAGCTAATTCGTTGAAAATTATTACTGATTTGTGCAAACCTCAAAACACTGATATCATTTACTACTATCGTACGGGCAATACTGCTGACGAAGTTAAAAACAAACAATGGTCAAAATTTGCATATAATTCTGGGAATTCGGTCACTTCGAATAACGAATATAAAGAATTTACGTTTAGTGTTGATAATATCGCATCGTTTAATTTTTACCAAATTAAAACTGTGATGTTATCTAAATCAACCGCTATCGTTCCTTCTGTTCGTAGATTCAGGTGTTTGGCTCTAGGTACTTAACAGATCAATGGTTGTTTTGTAATAAATTGTTACAAAACAACCATTTTTATTTTTGGAAATAAAATGACAAAAACAGAATTTGCACAATATTGTTTAAGAAAACTTGGTCAAGGTATGATTGTGGTGAACGTCACACCAGACCAAATAGAAGACCGCATAAAAGATGCATATGACTTATTTGTTGAAAAACATTATGATGCATCAGAAGGCGAATGGGTATTATATAAAATTGGTCCTAACGATGTAAGAAATGGATATATTACACTAGATGACAATATTCGTATCGTTGACGGCTTATTACCATATAATGACGTAGTGAAAACATTGAATAACAATGGTAGCCCAGAAATTATGCAATTTTCGATGCAATGGCGTGTTGTTGCATCAACATTGAATTCGTATCAAGCATTACCATTTGATTCAATTTCCTATTACTTATGGAATACTGGCATTGGTAGTATGCAAGATTTGATTGGTGTAATGCCACGATTTGAATATACATATCACAAACGAAAACTTGTCATCTATAATGGTTTGAAATTAACCGAAGGTGATGTTATTGCATTTCATGTAAAACGCATGATCACAATGGAAGAAGCATTTGAGGACCGTTGGTTTAAACAATTTGCAACAGCAAACATTAAAGCTCAATGGGGATCAAATTTGAAAAAACATTCTGGCATGGAGCATCTCGGTGGTATTCAGGTAAATGGTCAACAAATCTATGATGAAGCCATTCAAGAAATGGACCAATTAAAAACAGAACTCATTGAGCAATATGAACTTCCTCCTATGATGGTAATCGGATAATATGAAAACTGATAAAGCAGGTTTATATAAGGACGAATCGGGTTGTATTTACAATGATAGCGGTGGTTTAGCAGAAGCCAAAGCATTAAAAGAACGACGATTGCGTTCATTGAGAAATGAAGAACGTATTGATGAATTGGAAAATAAAATTGATGATTTAAACAATAAATTTGATACCATCATATCATTGTTACAATCAAAATAGAAAAAAGGCATGTTCAGATAAGAACATGCTTTTGTTTTAATGTTTTGGTTTGAATTTGTCGCTTTCTTTAAATTTGAATCGGTTACTATAATCCTTTTTGGGTTCATCATTGTCACCATAAGTTCCTGTGTCATGCTCAGGATCATCAATGATGACATTTTCCAATTTACCCAAAAATTGATCTGTTAATATTTTGTCAAGATTTTCTGATGTATCGTTTGAAATTTCTTCATGTGAATATTTGAATAATTCAACATTTAACTTATAATAAACTGTTGAGCTTTGTGGGAAAAAATCACTTTCAGTTTCAACATATTTAATTTCAAGTAAGACATTTGCATATGGCATGAATAACAAATCACCAGCATTTGGTATTTTAATATCTGGAAATTCTTCTGCAAACCTTTCTTTGTTTACAACAAATGTGCCGCTTTGTTCCCACATATTACCAAATAAGGACTTCATTTCATTTCCACCTTCAAATCCCTTTGTATTTTCGCACCACATTTCTATTGGTTTACCTTTTGAAAACTGTTTTTCTCTATCTTCCCCTAACAGTTTATCTTCATTCACATATTCACGTTTCAAATACAGACAATCAAAACCCATCATCTGAATGGCTTCTTTATTTAATTCTGAAGTCAGTTTATGATCCAATTTCTCACGATATGCATTATAGAACGGATTTATCATTATAAATAATTCCTTCAACATTCTTAAAAATATAAATAAATTTATGACGAACGTTATATAACAAAAGAGAATAAAAATGAAAATAAATCTTGGATTTGTAAAATTTAATATTAGTGTTGAAGATTCGAAAATTTCATTGATTGATAACTGGAAATTATGGTGGAAATTTTGGTCAATTCGATTTGGTATTCTAGGTGCATTTGCTGTTTCGTTTCCGGATATGATCATTCAAACATGGGCATCGTTACCAAGTCATATACGTGATATTATACCCGAACAATATATACCACACATTGGCACCGGACTTCTAGTTCTATCATTAGTATCACGAATTATTAAACAAGAAAAATTGCACACAGATGCAAAAGAGGAGCCTGTTGAGACCGTTGAAGTTGTTTCTCAGGAATAAGAAATCGGACCTAATATTAGGTCCGATTTTGTTTTATTTGTCATCAGGATATTTTACATCAAAACAAAATTTGTTATGAGCAATATCATGAACTTTTTTCATTTGCTTTGTATATTTAATTTTTCTATAGAAGAATTTGAAACATGTGCCTAATAAAACAAGTGCTAAAAGAATATCTATTACAAATGCTATAGACACAAATTCTTTAATAAGAGACGGAACGTTTTCTTGTACACCAAAAATAATCATATAACCAATAATAAAATTACCGGTTAAAAACATTACAATAAACGAAATGATTGTAATATTGAAGAAGAGCGATAATAGTACAAATCTTGTCAAATCGCAAATATTGTTTGGTAAACTTGAACGTGACAATTCTGCATTCATCACAAGCCATTTGTAAAACAATGATGAAGAATTGATATTCATAAATAAATTCCTTCTAAATTAAATAATTAAATAAATTATATAATAAAATCATACCGGAGTAAATTGAAATATGTCCAAAAAACGTATAGATATCTTTGATATTGACAAATTCATAAAAGAAAATAAAGAACTTGTCGAAAAATATATGGCAAAAGACACAATGTCATTGGTCATTGAAGATATACCAATTGCAAAACATGAATTGCTGGACAATCGTGTAGGAATCCCTAGCAGAAATTTTGATTATAAAGGTTTGACACTTGCCCACAAATTAGAAATTGTCAAATGTCGTGATGATGAACTTTACTTCATCGAGAAATACATTAAAATTCTAACATTGGACAATGGTGAACAACCATTTAAATTATGGGATTATCAAAAAGAACTGATTAAAACATTTGAAAAAAATAGATTTGTATTGTCGGTGCAAAGTCGACAGAGTGGTAAAACACAAACAACAGCTGCTCACTTAACTCATCGTATGACATTCTTTCCTGCCAAGAAAATTGCTATTTTGGCAAATAAATTTTCACAATCTAAAGAGATTATGTCACGTGTTCAAATGTCGTTTGAACGTTTGCCTATATTTTTGAAAAAGCCTGTTAAATCGTTCACAAAGGTTTCGATTGAATTTGAAGATTTAACTGAAATATTCTCAGCTGCATCTGAAGGAAGTGGTATTCGCGGAAAATCGGTTAGTGATCTCTATTGGGACGAGGCCGGTTTTACAAATAATGACTGGGAATTCTGGGAAGCAAACTATCCAATCATTTCATCAGGTAAAACATCACGAATTATTGTTACGTCAACACCAAATGGTCAAAAGGGCGTATTTTATAATCTATATCGTGGTGGTAAAGAAGGCACAAATTCATTTAAAGTTGTTGAAGTACCATACACGCGCGTACCGATATATAACAATGAAAAATTCAGAACTGAAACGATACGCAATATTGGTGAAGACTCATTTGCACAAGAATATGCATGTTCGTTTAATAGTGCATCTGGTGCATTGATATCGTCGGCTGTGCAAGGTATATTGAAATCTAAAACCCCATTGAATAATGCCCAGATTGTGAAGTCTGGTGATCCGATGATTCGTATATTCGAACAACCAAAGAAAGACCATACATATTGTATGACAGTTGACTGTGCAGAAGGTCTTGGACAGGACTATTCGGCTTTTGTTATTTTTGATGTGACAAAAGTGCCATATAAGGTTGTTGCGTCATATCGTAATAATTCGATTGCACCACAATTATTCCCAATCGAAATTATGAATGCTGTAAAACAATATAATGATGCATGGATTTTGTGTGAGTTAAATAGTTCCGGTGCAATGGTAATCAGCGATATATTTAACGATTACGAATACGACAATATTATTAGGGTTGCAAAAGGTCGAACATCTGGTGTACAAGAAATGTCGTTTTATCCAAATTCTGCATTAGGTCTAAAAACATCATTTCAATCAAAACGTGTCGGATGCTCTAGTGTTAAAACATTAATCGAAACAGGGAAACTTGTATTAAACGATCATCTAATTATTGATGAATTTTCAACCTTTGTTGCTAAGGGTAAATCTTATCAAGCAGATGACGGATGCCATGATGATATGGCGATGTGTTGTGTAATTTTTGCTTGGTTGGTTAGTCAAGATAAATCAACCGAATTATTCAATAGTTCATTTAAGAAAGAACTTATTGAGGAATATACAGCAAAGGGTGAAAATTTTATGGTTAACATATTTATTGCTGATGGATTAGACACTGAATATGAAAGACCAAAATCACGCGATTTGTATGACGGATTTTTAGATTAGAAAAAAGCCCATGGAAATATTTCCATGGGCTTTGCTTTTTAAATATATTTAATGTTTGTTTCGTCTGTACTAATTACAAATTGCGTATTAGGAATAACACCCGAATGTTTAATAATTTTCATAACATCAGTTACTTGAGAATCGACAATAACCAAACCAATATCATTTCGTCCACGAATATCAATATCAAATTGATTCGGAGTCTTAAACATCAGAAAATTGATATTACCTATTTTATGTGTTAGTCTATCTGCAATAACAGAATCATTTACAATAAAAATGACTGGCTTATTATGTGTCTGAATATACGTCATAGCATATGCTAACAGATTTGTTGTTTCACCGCTTTGACGATATTCTTTAAATGAAACGATACAATTTTTACCCGAATTGAATACATTCCATAGAACATTTAAAACTTTTTCGTTAGCACCAATATTCGGCATATACATCAATGCAGTAAGTTGTAATACACGTTGAATGTTGCTATTTAAAAGCATTTTGAAAACTTGCATGATTTTGTATCCTTTATACAAAGTAGTTTAATTTCGAAACATATTTATCTTGATTTTCATAAAAATATTTCACTTCTTTTGAAGTCATCAATTCACCATATCTAATTGGCTGCATCAGACAAAATTTATCCAATCGTCTAATGCGCGACAATGCGACATATAATTGTCCATTAGAAAAACAACCACGTCCACCAGTATTTAGAATTGCACCGTCAAGAGTCAATCCTTGTGCAGAATGAATCGTAATTGCCCAACCATATTTAATGGGAAATTGTTTAAATGTACCAATTACTACTAATTTAAAACTACCATCTTCTGTTACAACATATTCTTTTTCTTCCCAAACATTTTTTGCGACATGTACAATTCGACCATCAATCAATTCTATCACAACATGTGAATCAATTAAACCAACGACTTCGCCCCGGTCACCATTTACATACATACCATCACGGTCATTTGCCTTGATTAGTACCTTTGTACCAAGTTTTAATTTCAGGTATTCGTCAACCGGTTTAATCGATGCTTTATCAATTTCAGCAATATATTCTTTTTCAAATACGTCACCAAGGTTTTTATACATCGATTCATTATATTCGCCCGCAATCCCATTTGTTGATGCTAACATAATCCACGAATCATCGAGATCATTTTGATTCATACCAACATTGTTAATGTAATCAATATCAGCTTTTGCATCTTTATCGCCAACACGGATTCTGTTTAGCATTTCAACAAAACCCTGGTCAGACTGTCGCATACTTTCGTCTAAATCAACTGTGATAAAATTCGCTTCTTTCCATGATTTTGTATCAAAGCAATATACACTTTTGTATTTAGAGAAAAATGGGTGTTTTTCTGTTCCTGTGACGATTGGTTCTAATTGGTAAAAATCACCAATAACGATTATTTGTAATCCACCAAATGGTTCATTCGTTTCACGAGATTTTCGTAAAATACCATCAATCGCTTCAAAAATATCGGCACGGACCATAGAAATTTCGTCAATTACCAAACGTTTTAATTTTGGATTAGCTAAAACTTGACGAATTTGCTCACGAACATTTGGAGTTGTTAAATGAACACCTGTTGAAAGACCAAATGTACGATGAATAGTAGCACCAGAAATATTTACAGCAGCAATACCCGTTGGCGCAACAAAAATCGTTTCGTCGTTAATTTCTTCGCGAATCTGTTGGATGATATATGATTTACCAGTACCACCCGGACCGGTAATACATACATTAAATCCAGACATAATTGCTTGAAAAGCTTTTTGTTGTTTCTTATTGAATCCAAACATTTCAGTAATTTCCTTATTCTGATTTAGGTTTGCTAAAATTGTATTTTGAAATGAGTGTCCAATTTTTGGCTTCTTCACGTTTCAGAACAAAAATTTCTTTAAATGTAATTTTGTTTTTATTATCTTCAACACGAGTAACATCAGTTCCGTTTGCAATACGAATGATACCCCATTCTTGAAGCATATTAACGATAAAATAGAAACGATCCAAATCTTTTTCAGACAATGTTGTTTCTTTACCACGTGCTTTGAAAATAGATTTGAAATGAGTCAAATATTGTTTTCCATTGACTTTCAGAACATGCACAGTCTGTGTCAATGTTTTTGTTTCACGATTAGCAATACCAATGCGCGAAAGTGTATCCTTTAAATACTTATAGGATGACATATTTACAATTTTAACCATTTCATTTTTTAACACATCAGAATTATATTTTTCCATGCTGGAATTCCTTTTTTAACAATTCAATTTCATTTTGCGGCAATACTTCTAACATTTGTATTGCATTTTTCCTATTGTAACAAAACTTTTCTTGGATGTATTCCAATAATTCCTCATCATCGCTCTTTATTTCTTTTGCCCATTTACCAAATCTTTTACGTTTTGGTACAGAATAAAATAAGAAGTCATAATGAGCTTGTGGATCTGTAATATTGAGTTTCGTCAATTCAGACACAATAAAAACAGTATCTTGATGTTGAAGAAATGCTTTTGCAGCCATCCACATATTATATGATGAATCAACAGTCCAATGTTCGCGTGACGATGAAATATTGTTAATCCAATCAAACGGACTTTTTTTAACAATTTTTTCTTCGTCGTCGGGTAATTGCGATACATCAATTGGATCATGCCCCTCAATATCGAAAAAATCATTAGTGTTCATTTAAAAATCCAGTGTTGTTAAAATTAAAACACAAGTTTCGGCGACTTGCATTTGAGCATCAACACATTGTCGAATATTCTTATTACCATCACCAAGAATTTTAACCAAATCTGGAATTTGACTTTTATCAACCATAATATTCGTCAATAATGGGTATAAACCCGTTTTCATATTGTAAATTTGTTCTAATTCATGAGGATGATTAACAACCCAATCTAAACAGTCTTTAAATGATTTTGCCTGAATTGATTTTACAAGACTGATTAAATCGGCATCACCAACAACATCGATAAATTTGTTTAATTTGCCCGATTTGGTATAATTATTAAACTTACCAATAATCTTACGCAAGTCTGGGTAATTTGAACTTACGACATTTAGAATCGAATCAAATTGGTCTTCAGTATATTCAATTCCTTCTTCATTCAAAATTTCAACAACACGCAACGCAACCAAAGGAATCAGTTCTTCTTTTTCGTATTTTGACATTGCAAAATCAAATTCGATACAACGTGAATTTAATGCAGAATGTACTTTAGACGAATCATTTGACGTTAAAATAAATCGTACATTTGGAAATTGCTCAATCAGACCGCGCATTGCCTTTTGACTCTGAACGCCAAAACCATCAAACTCGTCCAGAATGATGACCTTATACGCTTTATTCGTATTAGAGATAGACGCTGTATTACAATAGTTAAATATGTTTGTTCTCACAGTATCGATGCCAGAATCGTTAGAACAGTTTATGATTTTATATTCAACACCGACATCGTTACATAACGCACGTGCAATAGTTGTTTTACCACTACCCGCAGGTCCGGTAAAATGCGAATTGGTAATTTCACCAGATTCAACCATTGCCAAAAATTGTTCTTTTAGACGATTTGGTAAAATACAATCTTTTACATGTTTTGGTCGAAACTTTTCAACCCAAAGAGATGTTTTAAAACCTTCATTTTGTTCGATATCAAACATTACTTTTTAAACCTCATATATGAATAATTTTAATTGGCTCTTGTAAAACTTTTACAAGAGCCAATTGTGTTTAAACGCTGAACTGTGTCAAATCACTATTACCAGTAACAAACACCTGACGATCACCAAAATCAAACATCGAAAGTTTATGCGCCGACAAATAAACTGTAGTATCAGCAACCAAATAATTCAACACATTACGATCCAAAACAAACGAGAATTTTTCAAATTCCGATGTATTTTCACAAATCAAAATGCGGCATGAATTCAATTCTTCATTTGAAGAATCAAAATTTTTGTTAAATCCTTTAAAGTAGATATTACCATCACCATCAGATTCAAAACCAACAAATGGCAATTTCAATGTGGAAATTACAGTATTCATTCGTTTCACAATATCATGCGATAACGATAATTCTACATCACGACTTGGAAGCTGTGCAAGTGTTGGCTTAGATTTGAGAGTTTTAATTGCAGTTGGGGCACCCTCAATATAACGTAATTTCAAATCATCAGATTTAATTATAATTACATTTTCTTCGCTCAAATCCAGAACTGGCTCTTTCATCACCGAAAATAGTGACATAATTTCATTCAAATCGTAAATATTCACATCACGAGGGAATACTTCCGTAATATCAGCAACACCAATTGTATCACCACCGACTATGGTGATATATGATGCACCTTCTTTAAATTTCATTGTACTACCAATGCGTTGAAAATATTTTAGGTGCTCTAAAGTTTGTTGACTCAGTTTAACTTCCATGTTTAATTAACCTTTCGTATATTCTAAAATTTGAAGCTTATAATCGTTCGTATGAACGGTTGTTTTTTCCTGAATATTAGGAAATTTTCTTGATAACGACATACTAAATTTAGCATATGTATCATATTGATATTGAGCATTGTAAAATAAAATATTGCTTTCGTAAACCAAATCAACCAAATTATTCTTCAGAAACAAATCATATATTTCAAGACCGCCTATGACAACAATCTCTTTTAATTTGTTCTTTTTAATAAATTTTTTCAATTTACTTAATGTATAAGTTCCTTCTTCATCAGAGCGCGACATTACTAATAATTCACGTCCTTCCAATTTAGGCAAACCTTTTGCGGTTGTTTTTCCTACAACGCAATATTTGTTCATCGTTTGTTCTTTAAAGAACTTCATATCGGCCGAACATTTCCAAACTATTTTTCCGTTTTTTCCAATACCATAAGTTTTTGCATCTTTAGCATAAATCATTATTACTTTACAATCACCAATCATAAATGTATTCCTATTTCGCTTTACATACACGTTCTCGTAATGAAGATGACGAAAATGAGTGTCTTCGCTTATTGTAATGAATTGGGCATAAACCTTTACCAGTATGATCAACATCACGATATTCTTCACCAACGATACGAATATCTGGGTTTAATGTTAAAATAATATCAACCAAATCCTGTTCGCTTTCAAACGGAATTACTTCGTCAACATATTGACATGTTGAAACCTGTAGCCATCTTTCAAATACACTTTGAATTGGTTTATTTTTTTCTGGTCTATCGATTGTTGGATCTGTTAATAATCCAACAATCAAATAGTCACATAATGATTTTGCTTCAGACAACATTGCAATATGACCGGGATGAAATAAATCAAATGATGAAAATGTAATACCGATTTTTAGTTGGTCTACATCAATACCAAGTTCATTTGCAATAGTTTTTCTGTCTTTCATTTTAAATAGCCAATCATTTCTTCATTCATCAAACTTCCGTCAAGAACTTCTTTCGTAAAGAATTGTTCTTGCAATTCTCTTAACATTTTATTATATAATTCAGCATCATTTTCCAAAATTTCAATTCGTTCTTTCAATTCTTTTGGATCGTTAATACGCAAAAAGTCAGGAACATTTAACAAATGTAACGAATCATAGTTTTTGTGAAAGAATGGAATAACACCATAACCAATCATTTCGAGGTATTTAAAGGTTACCCATTTTTGACGAATCGAAACAATGAACGTATATTTTACTTGCGATAAAATATTTGATAATTCTGACGGATGAATTGGTCCTTTAAAACGTTTGTCTTTTTCATAAATTTCATCTTTCCATTTGCCATATACAATTGCATCATCAGTCAAATATGGTTTGATCAATTCATAACGTTTTAAACATGGTTCGCCTTCATTGAGAATAATGACAAGTTCATCTTGTCCAAATTTAAAACTTTTATTTACATTGAAATTATAGGCAGAAATTCGTTCGGCACCAAGATATGGTATATCTAAATCAATTTCAATAGGATTGCCATTACGATCAATTTTTTGTGTCTTTTCTTTAATAACAGTTTGTGTAATAACCTTTGACGGCATATTAAACAAATCACGCATAAATGTTAACATTTTTTGACGAGGATCTGTCTGAACATAAGTCCATTTAATACCCGAATCGTTGATATATCTAATCATTGGTGCAATATAACGTATAGCAAAATTCATTCGTTTATGCGGTGAATATTTTTCTTGAGCATAACGAATACCTGATATACCGTCAATAAAGATTCCACCCTTAACGTCAATGCCTTCCATACGTTTTAAATAAAAATCTTCTTCGATTTTATCGAGTTTGTCGACATCACGTTTGAAAACTGAAATTACATTCTTTGGTTTATTTTCAATTTCTAATGCATCCCATTGGTTTTGCCCGATAATATAAAATGTATCATCAGGATTATGACGAGCCAAAATCAAAACCATATTCAAACCATCAATATCGCCATCGGCCGCTTTGAATTTTGATTTGTCAAATTTGAATGATTTTCCAATTTTACCAATTACATAATTAGCCATTCTTATATTCCTTAATTGCACGTTCAATCATAGAATCGACATATTCCTTATCATCATGGTATTTACGCATCCTAATCCAGTGCGTAATTTCAAGAAGTTGAATGTATTTATTTGAATGATATTTTTCGCATAATGACAAATAGTCGTTTTTAATATTTTCACCGAATCTGTCACATGACACAATGAATTTTGATATATCCAATAACCATGATTCATATACACGAGGTGGTAAATTTGCATCAATTAAATAGTACTTTCTGACATCACCAGTCTCGTAAATATGAAAGTCTTTCAATCCTACGATGATATTATCGTACGAGAAGTCGCCGTGACATAGAGATGAATTGGCGTCATAAAAATCGCTATGTTTGTTTAGTTCGTCCAAAATAAATTTTGAATATTCAGGATTGTAAATATTGAGATGGTCTTTTACACGTTCGATATATGAATGAAATTTCGCCGAATATATTGACGGTTTATCTTTGAAAAACTCGACAATTTTTTCAATACCTTCTTCTGTTGGATACAAATAATCATCTTTCTGATAATCAAATGCATCTTCAACAAAGTCCATGCAAATCGTTTGCCCGACCAAAGAATGCAATTTTGGTACATCAAACGGTTTATCATTATACTTCATTACTTCGTTATACCAATTTACATAATCGTATGCATTAGAACATGTTTTGTAAATACGATCATTGTGTCGTTCAATAACACTTCCCGACAAACCATTGGTTATTGGTATTATATCGAGCTTTAAAAATTCGTCTGGTCTAATAGCTCTATCATCAATATAATAATCGGCTAATTTTTTCTGAAATGACAACGACGTATATTTGATACCATGTTTATCGAAATATTCCAAAATTTGATCACGGTATTTTTCTTCGGCTTCAGCACGTGTTTTGCAAGACAAATTACCACGTGCTGTCACATAATGAATTTCGACACCAGAATCATAAAAGGCATTCAATTTTTTAATCAACGGAATATTTGGTGTCGCATTTGCAAAATCACGATTATTTGTAAAAGAAATTGTGTCATCAATATCTACAACTAAACTTTTCATTTTTAATCCTCATAATACCCAAGCACAGATATATTTAGCAACAACAATTTGCCTATTGGAATTTCACATTCATACACAAATTTTTGTCGAATAAATGATTCAATATATTCAGGATCGTTGGACTGAAATACAGACTTTGGGATTTGAATAATTTTTGAAGATATTCTTTTTGTTGCAACATCTTCATAACACACAAAACAATTTGCAATTTGAGCCATATTATACCGCCATAGATGCTGTTAGTTTATCATGACTTACATAATCAATAACTTTAATGTCATCCATCGTGTAAGTGAAAATATCTTTTTCCGGATTCAACCATAACGTAGGCAAAGTCAATGGCTCGCGTTCGATTTGTTCTTTCAAATTATTAACTGCATTCTCATAGATATGCACGTCTCCTAAAGAGCCAATCAATTCGCCAACTTCTAAACCAACTTCTTTTGCCAACATATGAGTCAAAATTGCATAAGAAAGAATATTGAACGGAAGACCTAAAAACAGATCAACACTTGCTTGAGTCCACATACAATTTAGTTTTCCATTTTGAATTTGGAATTGAACTTGTGTATGACAAGCAGTTAATGCAGCATTGTTAATTTGTTCTGGACTATATGACAACATAATCATTTTACGACTGTTTGGATTTGTTTTCAATTCGTTGATAAGCCACGTCAATTGGTCAAATTCAATATATCCGTCAAAATCTGATGGAATTGCAAAATGTCGCCATTGCATTCCATACACACTACCAAGGTCGCATAATTGTTGGTCTTCGTTTAATTTTTTACCAGTCCAAGCTTCCCAATTGTCGGTCCAGATTGTGCGTTTATCTGATAGTTCTGATACTGGTTTACCATATTGAATTTCGGCTAATCGACGCTCAGACGTAGAACCTTCAATAAACCAAAGCAATTCTGCAATGCATGCCTTCAATGCCATCTTTTTGGTTGTCAATACAGGTAGACCTTTTGACAAATCAAAACGAATTTGACGACCAAACACAGTATATGGTGTTGGAATACTTGTACGATTTGGTTTTGACGTACCGTTTTCAAGAACATCTTTTACTAAATCAATATATTGTTTCATTTTTAAATCCTGTTTGTTAAATATTTTCATCCAATAATTTTGAACGAATCATATTATTGACAAGTGTCAAAATCATCGAAACTGTATTGGTATCAATAAATGATCGTCTCTTTTTCGATGTTATACTTTCAAACCCATTACGATCAAAATTGACATCATACACATATTCTGAAAATTGTGTAAACACATTCGTAACGGCATTATCAGGCCATTTTATTGTAATCAAATTCAACATACTCTTCGTTTTACCATAGTCAACAATTTCTACTGTTGACGTAAAACCAATATGTTTCATATACAAATTAGCGTGTTCTATTGCTGCTTTTAGACATATATCACTAATTACAAAAAATGTATTATTCATTATTTACACCATTCATTTCTGTTAAAATTGGATGTGTTTTAAATCTTCTATGGTAAATGCAATTATAACCTAAATACACAAAATCTAAAACATCACCGAAGAACATTTTACATAATTTAATATTTTCATCTTCAGTGATAAGTTTTTCAACATTTTTTGTATCAACGTTTTTCAAATATTTTACCAAATTATCAAAGATTGTTGCATGAATTTCTTCAGAAACTTTTGCGCATTCTTTCATAATACGATAATGGTTATCATCATTAACAAGAATATGATCCACTGAATTTACTTTATATAAGTGTTTGCAAATCTCAACGGCATTGTATTTATCTCTGACGATACGATTTGCCATCACAGACGCTTGATTGCTTACCATATCATCCGTTGAAATTTGATGCGACTTTAATTCAATATTAACATATTCATTTTTAGAATCATCAATGTTTTTGATATATTCCAAAAATTCCATGTATGTTGGGCGTTTAAGTTGACGTTTGCGTGAACGATTATTCAAATTGTTTAAATCGAAATATTCTTTTTTGAAGAATTTTGATTTGACAATTTTTTCGAACATTTCAGTTTTTGTCATATTATATTCAAGTGTGACGGGTTTGTCAATATCCAACAATTTTAGAAGTTGTCTGATAGACAAACTTGTTGTGACAGATTTTGATTTACTGTATCTAAATTTGATGGAACCATCACAGGAAATTTTGAATCCAGCCGCATTTGTCATTTTGCCGACGAAATTGTAAAAATCACCATGATTATGCAATTCCCATACGTCTGCGATATTACCTAACTCTTTGTCACCCAAAACAATATCACACTGGAAAATTACGTCGTCAAATTGCAATTTCAACGAGCTTCCGTTTTTGTCGAGTACATAATTTGACAATTTTGTCAGAACATCATCTTCATCGACATCATAGACAACCAAGTCTACGTCACCAAAATCTGTTTTGTCAGTCAATTGTTTTGTGATATGACCTAAATTACCAACAATATTTTTGATTTTATCACAAACGAAATCATATTGTTGTTTTGACATTCTTTCTGTTTGGAATACTTTACCACCCATAATTCGCCTCTCAATCAGTTTACTTTAACCAATGCTTCTGCGACTAAAGCATTGTTCTTTTTGCCTTGTGAAATTAGCTCAGCAACATCACCAATATTGTCATAATAATTGTCAATCCACAAACGATCACCAACACGTTTTAAAATAGCACCGACACCATTATGGTGTTCTACATCATTTTTATTTTCAATCATTTCAATTTTAAACGTGATGCTTGATTCTACCATATCAAATGCGACAACTTTAAATTTTGCTTTTGTATGAACGTGTTCAAAAACATCATCAATAGAAATAATTTGTTTGTCAATAAGAGTCTTCATAATAAATTCACTTTCATAATATAACAATCTTCTATAAATATTATTATATCATAGTTTTTCGTATTGTGCACTATTAAAAGGAAAATTTACACATGTCAGCATATGATTTAAAACCAAAATGGTTGCCTGATGAAAAGGTTGTCGCAACAAAACTTGGGTATGAACACAAAGATACTGGTGAAGTATTGGTATCTTTCGCTTCAGTTGGTGGTTTACCAAATGCAAAAGCCAGTGTTTTTATGCAAAAACATCATTTAGAAGAAGCGGCTGCTGCTAAAACACCAAAAAGCACTGAACAACAAGGAGCTCAACACGAAGGTTCACAACAAACATCTTCTGGTGAATTGACACAATAATTATGACAACGCCTAAATTTCAAACAACATATAATCCTGCTAGGAATAACACCTTTGAATTTGCGATTTTTGGACAAAAAAAATTATCGTTACAATGCGAAGGTGTACCATTAACTGGAATTGTGTTGGGTGATGCTGTTACAAATTCGCCATACAATTTGAGGGTGCCTGACAATCAAGTTGATTTAGATGCAATCGCAGTTGAATTTGAAGTGTCTGAAGATTATAGTGAATGGTGGGAAATTGCGAATTGGCTTTATCGATGTACATACACAAACGATGCTCATGAACGTGAAGCAACGACAGCTGTGTTAAACATTTTGGATAATAATTCAAATCCAATTATGGTTGTGACATACATTGGCGTTCAACCAGTGTCATTAGGGCAAATGCAATATACAACTACAGACAATGGTAGTACCGAAATAAAAAATACGTTTATATTTAGATATGACACAATAAAAATTGATCATATCCCATCAAACAAATCTATCGAATTTCACGACAAATAAGAAAATCCCTAGGAAATTTCCTAGGGATTTTTGTTTTATTTCAGATATTCTTTAACATATTCTGGATAGATATTTTCGTCTTGAGGAACCGCATCTTCTGCCCAACGAATACCATAACCTAAACGTTTTATAGCGAATTTCGGAACATCTTCATTTTTGATAGCGAAGAATACATCATTACGACCACCTGTATCTTCAACAATGTTACCATCTTCATCACGGTCTGGGAATGTTTTTACTTCTTCGAGATATTGACATTCAATACCAAATTCGTTTTTGAACCAATCTTCAAATTCTGAAATCTGTTCTTTACCAACAAGAGTTGCGGGCCAAACACACACCAAATCAAAACCTTCATTCAATTTTACAGCTTTCATAATTAACCTCTTTAAGTTATTTAACAATTCAGTTTGTATCGATTTATTCAAAACCGATATGTGTATAATATCAAAAACCGTATACGATGTATACGGTTTTTGTGTTAAGAAATGTAAATTGTATTTTTTATTTTTTCTAATAGATCACGCTTATATGAATCTGATTGCAAATTGAATAGATGCACAAAACTTTGTTCAGAATCTTTTCGTTTACGGAATAAAATTGAGGCAAACGGAAAATCTTTCACATACATTGCAAAATCTTTTTGATCTCTAACCATTTTATATTTTTCCCATATAAAGTTGATATCATCAAATAAAATTTCATAGGCTTTAATATATGGCTCAAAATATTTTCTGTCATCTTCAAAATATGTTAAATATTCTTCATGCTCATTCATATTCACCAAATCGATAATGCGTTTTGGAGTCAATCCTTCACCCTTCAGACGATGAACGGCCAAATATGTTGGACTTTTTAATTTAAACACTGGTACATATTCATCTATTCCGGACATGCCAATATTTTCATAAACAACATAACCTTCTTTCAAATCTTTTAACTCTTCAATTGCTTTCATACAATCGTCAATAGATTTAAAATAGTATTCTTTTGGAAATTTGATTCCACATTTTAATGCATGATGTTTGAATGATTCTCTGTCAAAATACATACCATCACTATTATCACGTATAGCCAATAACCAAAGTGTATATCCATCATAATGTGTTACGACACGATTTTCGCGCGACGTCACTTCAAAAATGAATGTATAAAAATCTTTGCATTTTAATCCAAAACCATCAAATATTGAATTAAATTCTTCTTGTGTCAAATATTTTCATTATTTAAATCGCTTTCTTATAAACAATTCATATGTATATTATATCAATAAAAAATCTCGGTGAAAATAAAAATTCACCGAGATTTTTTGTAATATTTTGTTAAGATTTTGTTACTTCAACATCAACAACATCATCGTCTTTTTTGTCTGGCAATGTTTCTAAAACTGTTAAAATTTCATCTTTTTCTTTTGCAAAATTATTGATCGTTACTGTTGGTTGAATTGACTGTTTTGGATTTTCTTTTTCGTTGGAACCTTTTCCATGAATATCCATCAAATCCTTCGTCACACCACGAACAGCGGTAATTAACGATGTGACAGTGTCAACATATTTTGGATTTTCTGTGTTGATAGCATTTATAATCGCTACATCCAATATACCTGTTGCACGGCCCAATACACCACGTAATGTCGTACGAGCTAATATATAGTCATCGTCATAGTCTGTCACAGGTTCTTGAATATTTTTTGATGGTACAATTTCATATTCTGTGATAGGCACCTCTGTGACTGTAGGAACCATCGTATATTCGTCTTCTATTTGTTGTGTATCAGAACCCTGCGAAATTATCGCATTTAAACGTTCATCTAAATTACTCATGTTTTATGCCTTCTTCTGTGACAATATCAGTACCAACTTTTACATCATCAAGATAATCGTTATAGTAATTAAGAATGATTTTCTTGATTTGTTTTCCTTTGGTCGTTTGATGATACAAATAGCCTTTTAATTTAAATTGCAATGTTGATTCGATAACCTCTTCATCAGCATATACACCAATGTTTTGGCTCTCAGTATTATTTGACAACAATTCGATTGCAATATTACTTTCAATGCCTATGTTATCATTATCAATAACATCAACTTCTAAATATGGATCAAATTGGACCATGATTTGTTCTAATATTTCATACATATCACCAATGTTTTTTGTCTTAATATATAGTTCATATGTAAAGTCATATGGTTTGCGATTTAGACTTTGTCCGTTAGAACCAGTCATAAGATTGTTTCTATTCTTATTACGATAGCTTGCATATTCAAAATTTGACAGACGAAAACCCATTCTAGGTAATGTTATTGTTTTACCATATTCGTGATTTGGATTCTCGTTGCGCTGTGTTTCTGCTTGTCGTTTATCAATCCATTCAATCGGAACTTTCACATATTTATTACCGCGCTTAATATAAACATCGTTAAAAATTTCTTCAAATAATGAAGAATAAAATCTTAACATCCCATTATAGAAATGATTACCTGATGACATTTTTCGTAAAATTCCCATTCAATTTTATTTAATTTATAAAAAATTCATAAAATTTGAGGATTTTTTATAAAGTATTGATTTTAAACAATATTTTTAATGACGAATTTTGCTCTAAGTTATTGATTTTAAACAATAAAAATAAAACTGCACAAAATTCCAATATAAAATATATTGGAATTTTGTGCAGTTTCTTTAACTTATTGATTTAATTAAGAAGTTTGTTGTGCTTTCGCTCTCTCACGGAATTTTTCCAAAAGCGTTTTACCAGAATCATCAGAACTTGATGTTGATACATCTTCTAATGGTTTTTCTTGTTGTGATTTTGGAACACCACTACCAAATGCGCTAGGAACATCATCATCATTCTTCGGAATCTGTGATTCGGCTTCTTCTTTCAATGCTTCTTGGAATTCGCTACCACGAGTATATTTGTCATGAGCAAAACCAAATTGCGATTTGAAATATTTCACAAGTTGTTCATGAGTTTTCACTTGATCCGTAATATAAATCTTGAACAAATCGTGTGTTTTTTCAATCAGTTCGATTGTTTGTTCTTCTGTGACCGGCTCACCGTTAATCATCAACGGATCACAAGAATCAAAAGCAGCTTCGTATTCGACAAATCGAGTATCGCCTTTTTCGTTATGAACACGAATCATCAAAGATGCACCGGTATCTGACAACGGGTTAAATACATCAATTGGCGGAATCTTTTTGCTACCAAGAGTTTGTTCTTCCAAAGCCTTAGTAATTTCTTTATAGATACCAGGACCGAATTTGAATGCTTTAACAGTACCTTCCAATTCTGGATGAGCTGGACATTCTTCAATATATGCATTCACAACATATGTTTGGCGAGCTTTGAGAGCTTTGTAATATTTGGAATAAACGGTTTCATCCTCACGACTGCCGCCTTCTTTGGTATGCATTTCATAAATGGAATTCAGATATTCTTGCATCGGATCCGTATTTTTATCTTCTGCATCTTTGAATTCGCTAAATGCATTCAACGAAACACGAGACAGTGCAATATACCATTTGGTGCCTTGTTGTTCGCGTTTAAATTCTTCGAGTGATGTAGTACGAGTAAAGAAAGAACGCGACGGAACGATATCTTTTACGAATTCACCGGTTTCGTTATGTTTATTTGGTAACAAACGCAAACGAACAAATCCAATATCTTTACCTTTCTTAGCACTGCGTGCATCGTAAAGGTGTTTCATTTCGACTTCTTCGGCAAAACCACGACCAGTGTCTTTTTTTGCTTCTTCAAGTTGTTGGCTTACATTTTCTGCACTACGGCGTTTGAGCATATCAATTACTGATGACATTTTAATTTTCCTTAATTTAGTTGCTGAAATATTTGTCCCGGAAGACTAATTTGTGATGCTATTTTACTACAGATTGATTAACATTGTTAACCAAATTTTATTTATTTCTCAACAAAAACAGTTTGTTTAAATTGCACTTCATATTTTGGATATGAAGTATTTTCATTTTGAATTTTTTCAAATGCTTCAAGAAATTTCTTATTTGATTCTACATGATGAGTTAATGTCAATAATTCACCTTCAGCAATCAATTCGTTAACAAGCAAACCAAACATTTCTTTGAAAATTTTCAATTCTTTATTTTCGGATTTTACTTTATTAAATTCATTACGTAAAACATCGGCTTCATTGACAAAACTTCTATCAACAGAAACCTGTCTATTTTCGTTCAAATTTCCATCAAACATATCAAATACCTCATTTCAAATTTAATACTATTATATCACATACGACGAAAATATAAAACAAAAAGAGGGAAATTTCCCTCCTTTCTTTAAACTTCAATATCCAAAATATTTTTACCTTGTTCGCCCATATCAATGCGACTTACAATACCTACTTTATATTGGGTGCTATCACCTTCTTGTAAAGCAGTCTGAACAAGTCCTTGATTCATCCAATAGCGCATAGAAGGCAAAGGATTTTTTTCTGGATATTCAAAACCTGGATCTTTGATTCCGGTTTCGTTGTATACATCAAATGCATTATATAATACCCATGATTTGATTTGATCAACTTCAAGCCCAGGAATATTACGACCTTCAAATAATGATTCTGTCCAATTCATTTCGCTATTTACAATTTCCTCAAAAATTGCGGCCATATCGGAGTGAACCATCATCCATTCTGCTGGATATTGTTTACGAATAATTCGCAAAATCTCGCGACGAATTTCAACATGTGTTTCTAACTCATCTTGACAGATTTTTTGTACACATTCGCCAATTGGTTGATATGCTTTTGACAGATCACACACAGTAAATGTGATAGCAAACGATGCCATGAATTGAATTCGTTCCAAACAGAAAATTGTAAAATATGTCAAAATAACCAATTTTATCAATTCTGATTTTGAAAGATTTGACATCCCAACCGAATTCAATAACAATTGATGACGAGCATATCCTAAAGTTTTTTCAACAATTTTTAAACGTTTAAATTGTTCTTGTTTTGCCAAAATTTCTGACAAGACTTCATTTGGATTATCAAATGACAAACGAACGATTTCGCTATAAGAATTTGCATGAATAATTTCGTTTTTGGAAATTTCACTTTCTGCTTCCCAAATTTCTGAGCATGGTTGCATAAGTGCAATTATCGAAATTGGCGCATTAGCTGCTACACTATCTGCTTCCCATTGCCATGCTATTGTGTCAATCATCAAATCGGCCAAATCACGGTCAAGTTTTGTTCCGTCACGATATGCATGTTTAAAATCGGCATTACATTTTTCAAATCTAAATTCGTCTTCAGACCAATCAAGACTTTTTAACTTTTTGAACATATTACGAACATTTGGATATCGTCGATTTACTGTATCCAAAAGTCCAAATGAGCCACCAAAAAATGGTGGAATTTGTTTATATGATTCTGCACCCAATGATTTATTAAATGCGCCATTTTCAAAATTGCTAACTTTATCAATAATAGACATAACTTAATTCCATTTTACGTTGCTTCGTGTTTTACCAGTTGGTGTTTCATCTTTTGATGCTTTACCATTGGCTGCTTTAACTAATTCATTTGTAGAATTGCTTCGACCATTTATTGCTTCAGTCAATTCGGTTTGTTCATATAAACGCATATGATCCCAATCAACTTTCACAAATGCCGATGCAATATCAGTTTTCTTAGAAAAACGTGTTTTCCATAATGAAAGACCTTGCAAATTTTGCTCAATCAATTCGGGTGTATCAAATATACCAATCAAGACATCCATAGTCATCGAAATACCATATGAATCTGACACAGACGTTTCGTCAGCAGAATCTTGGTTTTTACTACCAGAACGGTTAAGTTGTGTAGCGGTTAATCCAAAAACATTTTCTTCTACACACATCCCGCGAATTTCTTCAGACACCGTTTTAATTTCTGAATACAGATTATCACCACCAATTTTCTTTTTGCTATTAAACAAATTCAGATAATCAATGATCACAATATCGGCTTTAAATTTTCTTTTTTGGCGAAGTTCGCGTAATACATTTGCCATATGAGCAACCGATGCACCCTTTGTCGGAAATTCTTTTACAACCAAATTACCATTAGTCTTTTTATTTTCCAAAAGAGCATTGATATATTTTTCTTTGTCTAATTTTTGATCGCGGAAATTTTCAATTGGAATATTTGTCAAATTTGAGTCAATGCGTTCATACGTCATTCGTTCAGACATCTCACCCGAAAAATAGACTACATTATATCCGCATCGTACAAAATCTGCTGCATGATGACACAAATGCAACGACTTACCAATATTTGTTTTACCAACAAGACATGCTAATGTTTTTCGTCTACCGCCACCACCAAACAAATTGTTGAAAATATTCAATTTGAATGGCAGAATATCTTCTGGTTTCATATATTCTTCAAAACGTCTTTCAGCATCATCGAATAATGCCATACCAACAGACGAATCAAATGAAAGTGCAGAAACTTCTTCATATAATGCTAAAATTTGCCCTTCTTTATTTGTAGCATCATTATCTTCATTTAGTTTGATTGTTTTTAAAATAGCTTTTTCTAATAAAACAGCACGGGCATGCTCTTCTGTTTTTTCAAAAAGCCATTTGTCATTGATTATATCGTCTTTTGTTTCGATTACATAAGACAACACATCTCCAATTGCTACAATATCATCATCAGACACATCCCTGATTTCGTTAATTTCAGCAGCCAATATTTCAATTGTCGGAATGTCGTTATGCTTATTAAAGTATGTTTGATAAATATCAAACAATTTTCTGTTTGCGTTTGTGCTGAAATAACGTGTTTCTAAGAATGGTAATACTTTACGTGCATAATCCTCATATCGCAGCAATCCTTTAAAAATCATATTTTCAATAAGAATTGCGTCTTGTGACATACTTTGTCCTATTATAAAATGACCGAAATAAGTATTATATATTATCTCGGTCATTTGTTGTTCCAATTATTCTTCGTCTACTTCGTCCATCAACTCTTCAAGACGGTCTGTGTCGAGTGTTTTTGATGCACCTAATTTGTACATATTCTCAACACCTTCCTTGAATGCAGGATCGTTAATAATCGGACCATAAAATTCTTCTTTATGTTTGTCAATTTCTTTGCGACGCCAGTTCTTGTCACCTTCAACATTCGTACGAGTATACCAACCCATTTTTGGTACGTTAATATAACCGAGTTCGCATGCCCATTCAAAGATTGATGAATAAGTATCAAGACCACCGTCAAAAAGCACAGTAACAGGGATTGCTGATTTTTCTTTAATAAAACGCGATTTTTCAGCTTTTAAAACAAATTCATGGCCAAGCAAATCTTTACCGTCTTTCACAGAGCGTTTGCCCACAATCAAAACGGTATCGGACGAATATGTTCCGCCTGAACCGCCGCTCATGATGTCTACTGGGTACATGTCCATAGACTTATATGTGTGTTGGATTGCATATAATGGGATATTTCGTTCTTTAACATACGGAGTAACCATACGGAAAAACGATTTTAAAGATTTTGCGCGCGACATATCAGCGACTGATTTTTCGTTAATGGCATCTTCCATTTCCTTTTTGGATGCCAAATTACCTATTGAATCAATCATAACAAAGATTTTTTCTTTATCTTCAATTGCTTCCAATTTTTGCATAAGGTCAAATTTCAATTCTTCGACATTTTTGATTGGCAAATGCAAAACACGGTCTACATCAATGTTCATCATTTCTAAATATTCTAATGATGCGCCACCTTCTGAGTCATAGTAAAGAACAATTGCATCTTTATGAGCATTCATATATGCTGACGCAGCAAGAAGACAGAAAAGTGTTTTAAAATGCTTTGACGGACCAGCGATAGAAACTACACCACCGCCGACACCACCGTCATATTTGCCCGAAATTGCAATATTAAATGCCGGAGTATTGGTTGGAATCAATTCACCAAAAATATCGTCAACAGCATCTTTTACCAATTTTGTGCGTGATGTTACACTCTTAAAACCGGTTTTTTTCATTTTATCCAATAGAGACATATTTATTCCTCATCTTTAACAAATATTAAATTTCCACAATCCCAAATCCTACGAAGACCATTATTGTAACAATTTTCAACCTCTGTTTTCAAATTGTCAAAATTATCAAATAATTTTGTAAGTTTGTGTTTCATAAATTTTGACCTATGATATACAGATCCTTTATCAACATACCAATAACACGGTCCAGAAGACCCAATACACTTTGCAAATTTAGAATACACATTATTTTTAACATTACACCATCTGCGGTTTCCGTATGATATAAAATTGTAATTTTTTAATAGTTTAGAAGCACCACCAATTACGATTGTATTCAATGATGAACACATACGCAATAATTCATAATCATATTGTTTATTATATCTTGATTTTCCAAGAACAATAACCATAACTAATTCATTTTCATAGAACAATCCTTCAAATATTTTTCCCGATTCGCAAAATCCCTGCAAATGATTATTTACACAAAAATTTTTCGCATCAAGATATGAAATTTTCTGTTTAATACATTTACGTGCATAAATACGTCGAACAACTTTGTTGAAAGCTATTCGTAATTTTGATTTCCAAATTTCACGTTTTGTTTCATCAACCCATTCATTTTCGAAAATATGAAATAAATGTATGTTTTGCCGTTCGCATCGTTCAGTTTTATCCAAGTGACGTTTTTTGTTGTATTCGTCGGTACATTTTTCACCTGACGAATGATAATACAACCCATCAAATTCAATGGCAATTTTATGTTTTTCTGAATAGATATCTAATTCATATGGCGTAATTATTGATTTCGTATTTCTAATAACAGTATCATCCAAACTAGACACAAATTTAAACACATCAGTTTCTATATTTGATTTACCGTTTAACGATTGCATTGGATAACCAATTTTATTCATAAAACGATACGATGATGAATGTGAATTTGAAGTCAAACCAAAAATTCGTGCAACTAATCTCCAGTTGCATCGAGATTGCAATTTTATCATAAAATCATCGTTATCAATCAAGTGCAAATTTTTAATATTTCGATGCAAATGATGTTCACCTAATTCATATGACTGTTTTCTATCGCCAAAATTGCGTTTTTTACCATATCGTTCAATGCACGTTTGTGTTGCCTTTTCAGCAGATTTTTTTGCAGAACATCTCACCGAACATACATCATGAATTTTATTTCTTGATAATGATATTTTGTTTTGACGGCAAACTTGACACAACGGAACTTCATCAAGTGAATTGATTCCATTATTTAAAAGTTTGTATACAAATGAAACCGGATATTTATCACCAAATAATTTTTCAATTTCACTGGCAATATCTGGATAATTTGTTTTCAACCAATTCAAATTTCTTTTGGGTGAAAATCGTTTACCGTCAAAACAAACATTTTTTATTTTTTCTGCTAAATTCATACCAAATCGCGCAAATCTGGAGCAGTCCAACCTTCTGGTTTTACCAAATCTAATTCAAAGCTACCGCGTTTTGTTAACGGACCAAGTTCTTTAGCGGCATTTGCTGCATTTACACGGCGAAACGCTGTATCCATAACTTCATCGCTGAAACCTAATTTATTTTGCAAATCAAATACGATACCTGCAACAATTTCCAAATTGCGCAATGTTTGATTTGAATACCAATTTTCAATGCGTCGTTTATATGACACATCAGGACTTGTAGTTCGGGCATTGAATTCAACTGGACCAAATTGACGCTCAACAGTACCGTAAACAAAATATAACAAATCAATAATTGCATCTAATTGATCATGACGTTCTGTTGATTCATAAAATTCGTCGAGTTCTTCGCACATACAAGCAAAACGGAACTTTGCTTCCTCAGAACCAAATCGTGGACCATTTTTAAAGTTAATACCAAATTTTTTATATGTTTGTGATACCAAATGCATTAATTGTTCTTCTTTTACCATTTTCAAAAATTCCTTTGATGTTAAAATAACCATAGACTAATTATATCATTCTATGGTTATTTTTTAATCCAAAAATATTAAGAAATTAAATCAAAATGACGACTATAAACATGCAACGAATTTGCAAACCAGATGATATTAGTTCGTTCTAATTCTGGGTATGTTTCTTTTAATTCGTTGAATGCTTTTTCATATACATATTGATGCCAATATAGATCATTCTTAAATCCAAATACTGCATCATTACTACGCATACTTACAGTATAAATCAACTTATTTTCACGAATCAAAAGTGAAACATTTGTCGTGCATATAAAATCATGTTTTCCTTCTGAATTCCAATCAGTATGCATCGAAGGACGAGTATAAATCATTTGTCCTTGACGTGAATATTTGTCTTTCTTCAGAGATTCAATCGTATTCTTATATTGAAAACCATTTTCTTCAGAAAAAATGCACCAACCATAATTTGAGTTAATAAATCCATCGGGTGTAGCAACTTGTTTCCAAATCGTCGGTGTTTTACCAGGGATATCATTAACATTCAATGACATACTTTCGTACCATTCTAATTCATGCTTAGCATATTCGGTATTCAACGATCCAAAAATTACATTTTCATCGCAAACAAAATGCGCATTTACAATTTCATATGTTCCATTTTCCGCAATTTTGTTTAACGATTTTAAACGTAAAAACTTATTACGAATATCTTGTATTGTATTCATATGTTCTATTCCATTTCAAAGAAGTTAGACACATTATTGATTTTTGTATGAGACCAACCAATCGGATTTAGTGCTTTCTCAAGTGGTGTCAAAAATCCTTTATTAAAAAGCTCTTGACGGTCAATCCATTTTGATAGTTCAAATTCTTTTGGAAGATATGATCCAAAACCAATTACTGGTTGCCCAATAGGATTGCCTTTACGCAATTCCAAGTATTTAATTTTATCACCAGATTTAATCTCAGACACATGTTTGATGTTCTTTTTGATCAATAAATGGTTGTGAATCAATGCAGCTTTAACATGTTTCGGTGTTCCTTTACCGTAAATATCATCATTTGATACTTGATATTTTTCGAGACCATTTACACCTGTTGGGATAGCAATATCGTTTTCATCTAGTGACAGGAATTTATTTTCACATTCTTTCACAAACGATTGTAAAGTGTTTTCGTCTTCATTGATGATTGTTTTATATGCCTGTTCAAGTAATGGTGTTGCCCATTTTGGATATGCAGCTTTTTTAACACTTTCCATACCCATGATTTTCCATTTTGAATGATCAACACAATCCATACCGTCTTTGTTCATCAATTTCATTACATATTTCTTTTTAGCAACAAATAATGCTCTTGAGAACAAAATTTCATATTCCCAGTCCATACGATTTTCATATGCATTAGTATATTCGGCCATTTCTTTATTTGCAACAGCAATGACTGGATTCAATACATCTTTGATGAATTCCATCAAAAAGTCATTTATTTCACGGTCGGATTTTGCAGTATAACCAAACAAATCAACAACTTCTTGTAAGCTAACAATCACGCTATCAGTATCACCATATGTAATAAAATCATATTTTGCATATTTTGGATCATTTTCAAATACACTTTCACGCAAGAATTTGTTGATTGCATTGCCAACCCATTTATTGGCCAATTGTCCGGTTGTCGTAATTGCTTCACCAATTTCAAATTTGAAATAATTGAAGTATTTCATTGTGATTGCACCATACAAACTATTGAGCATAATTTTAAGACCATGCTGCATAGTATCTTTTTGGTCACCCAAAAGCAATTCGCGATAATATTCTTCAGTTAAAGGTAAATTATTGACGATAAAATTGTTTGCATTGTCAAAATGTTTTTGTGAGATTTTCTTAACAGTTTTACGTTCGTTATAGAGGAACTTACATTCCTGTGGAATGATGCCATGAATTTTTCTGTCAAAAAATTCAAAATTCGCCGTCATTGCAACGTCATATTTTTTCAATACTGTTAAATCAATTCGTTTATTTAAAATATCATCAAGTGTATAATTATCTTTTAAATCACGCAATTCTTGAGGCAATTTCCAATAAGGAATATGCGACTTCAAGTCCATCCCATATTGAATAATCAAATTAGGATACAGACTTGCTGCGTCAATAACAGTTCCCCACCCGTTTAAACCAATTTTTGGTTCACGTACGAATGCACCAACTAAATCACGATGTTCACCAGCAGATGATGTATCATAAATCGGCACAGTGTCTGTTGTATACAATGTGCTGGAAATACGATTTTCCCACAATCGTTTTGTGCCCATCGCATCTTCAAAATTTGATTTTGACAAAAATGTGATAGCAATAATTTTGTCAAATAGCTTCCGTTTGTTTTCGATGTCTACCATCAATTTGACGTCACGGATGTTATATTCGACAAATTTTTGTGGATTTACTACATATAGATTGTGAAGACTACCTTCTTCCTCATACGACAATTTTGATTCACCTAATTCATGTTCTGCAATTGAGTTTAGTGAAAACGAATCAAGAGTTGTATAACCATGTTTTTCATAGACTTGTTTATAGTCCAAATGTGTAATACCAAAAATTTCAATTTCAGTAATTTTACGAGGTTGAAAGAATGATTTGTCAATGACTTCGCGTTTTTGAATAACATTAAACGGACTTAGACGTGATACTGCTTCGATGCCTAAAATGTTTTCTAAACGATTAACAATATATGGCAAGTCGAAGCCGTGTGAATTGAAGCCTGTAAAGATGTCTGGACGAATTTCTTCAAACATCCGAATAATCCATCGTCCAAGGTCCAGTTCGTCATCAAATCGTTGAAATGTGATGTCTAGACCTTTATTTGTTTCGTCTGAATTAACATCATAATCGCAAAGAGCTGCAACATGATATTTTTTTGTGAATGAATCGTAAATTGTAATTGCATTGATTGGCCATTTGGCTTCTTCTGGTTTTGGAAAACCGTCTGGCGAATATGTCTCAATGTCAAGATACATAATTCGGACGTCATTTGCACCGCTATTTACTGGGTTACCTTCATATGCATCAAGAATAAACTGCTGAGCTAAATTATAATTGCCATGAATACGAATTGGTGTATCTTTTAAACTTTTAATCCATTGCTTACAATCATAAATGCTATCAAATACTTTTTCTTTTGCGTTTTTACCTAAATATGTATAAATTCCAGTGTTTTCATCAGTTTCTACATATAATCGAGGTTGATAATCATTAATTAAGATATCGTGATTTTGTCTATTCTCATCACGATATCGAAATGCAATTTTGTTTTTATAAACTTTGGCGAATGTGTAAGTTATCTTTTCCAAGATTATCTCCATTATGTTTATCAATACTATGTTCTGTCACTTGGTAACATGAAATACCATGTTCCATTAACAGTTCAAGCCCGCTACCATAATTCTTTGACGAATATTCATTACGATAATACACTTCTTTAATACCGGACAGAATAATCAAAGAAGCACATTCATTACATGGTTCGTGTGTAATAAAAATAGATGCACCTTCAGATGAATTTGTGCTTTTGCACATTTTCAAAATAGCATTCTTTTCTGCATGAATAACATTTGGTAATGTTTTAGTACCATCTTCAGTTTCACATACATTACAACAACCCGGGTATGTACCATTATATCCTTCAGAAATGATGTTTCTGTTTTTAACAATAATAGCACCAACTTGTGCACGTTTTGCATAAGACCGTTTAGCGGTCAAACACGCAACATCCATGTAATGATAAATATCAGCATATTTCATAATTTAATCCTAAAAATAAAAATCAGACACAATAATTTATCACCTGTAATCAGCATTGCAGGCCATTTATTTGTAATTTCTTTCATATCAGTTTTCTTTCTCAAAAACATTTTCAATAATTTCATCAATCGCATTTAATGTTTCAACAATGCGTTCATATGAATCGGCTTCAGTACGATCTTGGCGCACTTCAATGATACGCGGTAAATATAGTGCAAAATAGTCTGGTTCGTCACGATTTTGTACGATATCGTTAAACTTAACTGTGACAATTTTACCAATATATGTATCTTCGGGTAATGCACGTTGTTCATCTGTTAACCCACTACCAACATTAAATCGAACTTTACCGTCAGAACTTTCAACATTTAATGCACCAATCATTGATTCGTATTTACTACCCTTTGTACCAGGTTCAATACCTGTTACTTTGAGTTCAACACTACATTCGATTTTCAATTTTACGAATTGTGGATTTGTGCCATTTTTCCAACCGGCATCAAAATCTTTTAAAATGCATCCTTCCAAGTTACGTTGCAATTTTGATTTAAAATCTGCGGCGACTTCTGCAATATTATTCACAACTTTACATTCGACAATGACACATTGTTCTGGCAAATCAGGCTGACGATATGTGATCAATTCCCAACGATTTTTATATGGGATATCACATTTACCTTCTTCAAAATCTGTAATAGGAATGACATCAAAAATAACGAATCGTGTATTTTCAACATTGACTTCTTTTTTATTACTTTCACCGTTGCTTTCTTGACGATTCAAAACATTTCCGTTTTCGTCAACATGTAAAATTTCACCCTGGATAACATAGCCACCAAAAAGTTCATCGAGTTTTTCAAGTGTTTCATCTTTCAAAACTTTAACTTCATTACCACTACGAGTGAAACATTTTTTACTAATAACATCAATGTACATACCGTCTTCTTTTGTTTGACTATACATCGGGAATGTTAATTTTGAAATATTCTTTTTGGAGAACGAAGAGCACCGATTATACGGATGTGGTTGTGGAAAATTTGGAAATGACTTTTTGAGTGTCTTATTTTTAAGACCAATATTCAGTTTGTCACGCAAAATCATTTCGATAACTTTTGCATCATCAGCTGAAACAGATTCTAAAATAGACACCAAAAAATCATCACGTTTTTCGTCAATACTACCAGTCAAAGGCTGAATTTCCAAAATGGCTTCTTCGAGTGATTTTGACGAATTGTCATTTGGTGTATATTCTGGGATAATTTCAACATTATAACTGACGTTGGGTGTCATTGTTGCTAATAAGACTTTTTCAAACAAATCTTTTGAATATTTTGGCAAAGCATCAATATATGCAAGCTTATCTTTCGTACCATTGATTGCACGCAAATCGTTAATAATAGACAACATAAAAATTCCTTTTCATTTCAAGAATTTTTATAATATCATCAAATTTGCGATTTGTAAATAATTATTTTATAACCTATTGTTATAATTGGATATTTTTATTTGCATAAAAATTATAAGATATTGATTTAAAACAATAAATTGAAAATCGTGCAAAATCCAATAGTAATATATTAGAATTTGCACGATTGTGTTTTAAACATCGATTTTGTCTAATGTTTCCTGTGAGATCCATTCGCTCGCAGAATTAAAAATGTCAATTAAGAATAATTGCTCATTAAAATAAGCCATTTCGCGAATGAAATCAACAATTTTTTCGCGGTCACCAGTTTCAACTAATGAAATTAAAACTTTCATACCCGAATGATTGATTAACTGATTCCCTGTCGGAGTCATATCATCCGAAGTAACATCAAAAAATTGCATACCTTTTGCGTTAATTAAAAATTCATTCATTCCGCCAAAAATTCCATCCGAAAAAACAGAACTTTCGCTTGAATTTTTAATTTCTTTGTCATAGTCGATTTTCAAATTAGGTTTTGATTTAATGAGTTTAATCAACCATTTAAAATCACTGTCTTCTTCAACATATTTTGTAATCAATTCAAAACGTGTTTCTTCATTTTCACATTCTTGAACATCAATCATCTTGTCAAAAATGTTTTTATCAAATATATACAACGTCATTTATTAGTCTCCAATTTCGTCGGCCACCCAGTATTAACATCATATTTTTCAAGTTCATCAACAGATGCATTATCAATAATCATACGATGTTTTTCAGCATTATGAAAAATCTTTTGTGATTGCTCAAAAATCGAAATTATAATATCATCTAGCAATTTACTATCCAAATTTATAAATGTACCGTCCATTGTTTTCCAATGAATTTTTTCATCCGGCTTAATCGAAAAATATTCTTTTGCTCGTGTATATGATAATTGCGAAATCTGGTCAGTATGAAACCATTTTTTAATTGATTCGATATAAAGACCTTGTGATAGTGATTCTTCGCGACGTTGTTTTATTTTTCCCCACAAATCTTCTTTAAGATTTGTCGCATACTCGTTATAACGATCTTTGTTAATTACCCATTTCCAGGATTCTTCGTCAAAATCGTAATATTCACGTGGCTTAACATCTGAAATAATCAATTGCCCATTTTCACCCTTAAAATGACAACCTTTTTCTAAAGCCAATTTAATTGTTTCAGCTTCTGCATCAGTAACAAAATACGTTTGATCCGTAATCTCTTCTTTTTTATTGATGCTGCTTAATACTTTCAAATCAAGTAAAAACACTCGCATATTATTCCTCTTTATTTGGATTATAGAATGTTTCCATGTCATAGCATTTCTGTATTTCTTTTCTATAAAACAGAGAGTTCTCCATGGAAATTAAATTACGAAAAGCAATGAGATTGGGATCCACATCAAAATCAAAAATCTCATATCTAAAAATATACCCCGTGATTTTTTCTGCTCTGTCATAATACCAATCTTCCCGATTTTTAAATGATGCAATTTGAACCTCAATCTCGTTATTGATATAATCAACACGAATTTGTCCAATCGTATGCAAATTCAATGTTTTTGTGACGATACCATCCTGAAATATAATATCATCTTCAATAAAATACATATAAATGTTCTCCGGCGCTAATATAGTTTAATTTATTATATAAGCACCGGAGAACACTATATTATGTTAGTTTACCCATACGAACACGTAATCTACCAGAAGTGTCATATACATCAATTCTTTCTGACGTAATTTTCATTCCTGTGTTACCAGTCGCAGCTTGAATCAGAACATCACCATTTGTCATTACTTTAAACCTGTTGCCAATGTTTAGACTACCACCAATAATGCTTGGTGCTACAATGGTTTGTTCTGCCGCAATATGTTTACCAAGGATTGTACCGTCAGCAATCAAATCACCTTTTAAAACAACTTTAGCTTCACTACCAACAGTCTTAACAACAAATGGTGCAACTATCGAACCATTTTGTGTATTACCAATAAAGAATTTGTCAGCAACAACACCTAATTGGCTTTCGCTTTCGTTTGCACCCAACATCAAACCAGATACGACTTTTTTACCGTTGGCTGCACTTTCGACTTTCAATGTGTACATTGAATTGACTTTTCCGTCAATGTTTGCAGCCGTCGTTTTAGTTTCTACAATTTGTGCAGAAAGACCATTTGTTGATATTTGATATGGTGTGGCAGAATTCATTTTTAGAGATGAAATCTGACAAACTTGCGGTTGAACAAAGAATCCATAACAATCAGAATTAGGATTAAATCTAAATCTAATCGAAATTTGTCCATATACTGCGCCTGGTGGTACAATCACATTTTGGAAAATTCGGTGAAACTTGTCTAATGACGTATATGCACCATCATTTCGCATACCTTCTAATGTGACAGTCACTGCTCTATTTGCATTGTTTTGGTCATCAGCAGGTATTGATACCCATCTACCAGCTAAATCATAAAAATCCAGATAGACCATAGCGGGTTCTTTCATTCCCCAACCAGCAACATAAACACTCGCTTGTAAAATGTCACCTGGAACGACAGAAAATCTACTTCCTGAATTTTGTGCCAGTGTTTGGTTAAATGCAGCCGTTGTAGTTCGTCTGTCACGTACCCAAAAAACTTTACCATTTTTCAAGTTGTATTTGTTTCTACCATTTGGACCAGCTTCTAGGTTAAATCCACAATTCAATCCATTTACAGCGTTCCAACCAAGCATAGACCATCCAGCATAGTCAGAAGCAAAATCGGAATTTGGTAAAATGTTTGTACCAGTAAACGAGTCTCGATTGTCTTCAGGAGCAGGTGTCCAATCAGTACCAATAGTACCTTTCTCAAGTTTTATTTTCGCAATTGTGTTTGTTGATGTAGCAGTATTTGGATAAAAATACAGGTTTAATGTTTTATCAACAGCACCAGTTCCACCATTAGGGTGTTTCCATTTTCCAACGCCACGATAAACACCATCAGAAATTTTTTCAAGACGTACAATCTCATTATAACCACGAGAATTATAAACGCCTATACCAGTTCTATCAGCACCAAGTGAACCCCACATTGTGACAACAATATCATCACCAACAGCGGGTGCTTCTGTTATTTCATATACATCAGCACCATAATTTGTAGACGAATAATGTTTATCGCTTTTAAGCAATAAGTTACGACCACCAACTGATATATTATCAATTTTTGTAGTTAAATCACTTCTGACTCTGTCAACACTTGAAGCTGTTGCAGTTCTATCATTTGCATAGGTTACTTTAAATGAATCAATTGCAGAACGTGCTGCATCATTTGCTGCCTTATCCCATTCAGCTTTCAGTGTTGTTCTGGCAAGAGCAGCGACTTCATTTTTGTTTGCACGTGTCGTTTCAAGATTTGTGATTTTGCCTTCAGCAGTTCCAATCCTTGAAACAGCACTATTGAGTAAATCTGTCTGACCTTTGTCTTTAGTTGCCTGAGCACTCTTATATGCTTCTAATTTGGCTTCTGTGCTTTCATTCAGCCGAGTGATGTCTTCGGGTGCTTCTGTCCAGTCTGTTGCAACATTACCACGTTCTATCTTCATTTTACGCAATTTTAAAGTACCAACTTGAGAAATTTCAAAAATTGGCACAAATTGGGTAAAACTGGCGTGTTTTTGTGGTACGACAAACGTGTATGAATATTTAAACCATTTGTTTGCTTCAGTCGGTGTAAATTGTTTTGTGACATTCGTAGTACCACCAGTATAATACTGTCTAAAGAAGAACTTAATAAAATTCGTTGCTGTCACAGATGTATTTGCTTCAAATGATACTGTGACAACTTCATCAGCATCAAAGTTAATCAATGGGTTATCAATGCTACGTTGTGAATAACTGGTCCAATGTTCGCTTGTAGCAGTCAGTGTTAATGTGTCACGTTGACGAGCAACTTCATTTTGTGTCTGAAGATTATGCTTATTAAATCGCCACATTGTGGTATCAAGCAAATTGCCAGTTTCTCTCAAATAGTTTCGACCGCCAATCCGCATATCACCAAGTTTTGCAGACAATGTAGATATTTCTTGTGCTCGTGCAGTGTCTTGTCTCGAGACCGTATCTTGAAGTGTGGTTATCGCAGAATTTGCCTGATTAAAGTTGCTTGTTAGTTGAGTAAGTTTTTGTGTCAGTGCTTCGTCTTTTGTTGCACGTGTTTGTTCTTCTGTAGTAATTCGACCTTCTGCGCTACCCAAACGTGTTGTTAAAGCATTCAACGAACTTGTTAATGCTTCATCTTTTGTTGCACGAGTTTTTTGTTCTTGAACCAAGTTAGCATTTGTTGTGTCAAGATTTGATTGAACTACACGTATTGCACCTGCATTTGCTTCGTCTTTTGATGCACGTGTTTGTGCTTCATTTGTGATTGCAGCATTTGCTTTATTCAGATTTGATTGGACTGTATCAATACGAGTTCCCAATGCTTCGTCTTCACGTGTACGAGCCGTTGTTTCAGCCGAAATAGCAGTTTCTGCATCCTCTACCCTAGTATTAACTTTCCTTAATTCAGTAGCAGTTGATTCTTTATTTGTTGCAACGGTATGTGCTAATGCACTTACAGATGCTTTTGTATTTTCATGAGCCGAATTTAATGTGTCAATTCGAGCAGTCATTGCTTTATCAGCAGTAGTACGTGCAGTTTGCTCTTTAGTAATATCACTTTCTGCTTTATCAGTACGTGATTTTAATTGGTCTATTTTAAGCGTGATAGCACTATCAGCATCAGAAAGTGTTTTTAATTCTGACGTTATTTTAGCAGACGACTGGTTAAATTTTGTGGTCAAACCAGTAATTTGTGTTGCAATCGCATCATCTTTATTTGTTCGTGCTGTTTTTTCTTCTTGAATAGCAGCAGAATTATTATTTACACTTGTTTTTAATGTTTCTAATTGTGAAGCAAGCGCCGTATCTTTATCTGCAAGTGTTTGATATTTGTGGTCAATGTCAGATTTGTTTGCATTAAATGTAGAATTTAATGTGTCAATTCGTTGTGCTAATGCCTTATCAGCATTTGCTAACGTTTCTTTCACAGTATCAACTTTTGCCGATACCTCGTTAATTTCAACACCAGTATCCTCAGGTGCTTCGGTCCAGTCTGTTGCAATATTACCTTTTTCAAGTTTAGCATTATAAACTTTTACCGAAGTAGAAGAAACATTTCTAACTTGAATGACACCTCTTATTCCACGAATTGTTTTGTTTTCATTAACAGACGATGTTAATTTTAATTTTTGTTTGACAGTTTTTGGTGTTTCTAAATCGCTAAACCAAACATTTTTATATTCAACACTGTCATCTGTATAAATCAATTGAATTTCAACACCAACACGACCATTTGTTGTACCAGATTGAAATTGTGCATTCTTTAAATCAATTTCACAACTTACAGTAAAATCTTTAATTGTTTCAATATCAACATTTGGTGAAAAATCATAGTATATGGTTTCTGTGTTACTATTACCAGATGATTCGATAATTTTCTTTTTTGTTCCAATAAGTAAATTTCGGCCACCAACATCAATGCTACCAAATTTGCTTTGCAAACCTTCGATTTTTGTCGAAAGAGCTTGTTTATTGTCTGCAACAGTGCGCTCAATTGTTGTTATATTTGATTCAACAGCACCAATACGACTGGTCGCTTTGTTAATCAGCGTTGTTTGTGCTTCGTCGGCTGTCGCCCTAGCAGATTGCTCAGAAGTGATTGCTGATTCTACGTCACGCAATTTTGCACTCAAGTTTGTGTTGATTGTTGCTTGAGCCTCTTTATCTGTTGCACGTGCACGAGATTCTGCTGAAATACCCGCAGCAATATCATCTCTTAATTGTGTCGCTAATGTTTGACGTGCACGAGCTTCCGCTTCATCTGCAGCAATACGTGCTGTTTTTTCTTCTTGAATAGCTGCAGCGATATCTCGACGATTTGATGCACTAATGGTTGAAATTTGTTGTGCTTGAGTTGCTGTGACAGATTCTAGATTTGTAATTTTTGTACCAAGTTTTTTACTTTCGGCTATTAGGTTATTTTGTGCTGTTTCAGCCGCAGTTCTTATTGCTTCAACTCGGTCATTCGATTCCTTTTTAATTGCATCAGTTCTTGCTTTTGTTTCTTTATTGATTGCATCTTTTCGTGCTTGAATTTCTGCTTCATCTGCTGCAATACGTTTTTTGCTTTCTTCAAGTATTTCGTTTGTTCTAGCAGTTGCTTCTTCAGCAAATTGACGTGCTCTAGCAGCTGTTTCATTTGCAAGAGCATCAGCCCTGTCTTTGGCTTCTTTTGCAATTTTTTCAGCAGTTTTTTGTAAAACTTGTGCATCGGCTTCAATTCGTTTTTGTTCTTCATCAGCCATTGCAGCTGCAATCAGAGATTGTGTGCCTTCGTCCAATAATTGTTTGGTCAAATCCTTAAACAGTTGTGAATCGACCAATTCTTTTTGAACTTCGGCAACAATTTTGCCAACATCAATATTAACATATTTTTTAACATGTTCTTCTAATAATCTTAGCAAATCTTCTTCTGTTATTGGTTTTTGTGTATTATTACCAGAACCACCATTATTTCCATTGTTGCCACCATTATTTTGATTACCAGAATTATTATTGTTATTGCCCCATGAATCCGGATTATTGATATCAAAACCAGCAGAAGATGCAGCACCAGCACCATTGATTGAAGCAAATGTTTCAATGATATCAAGTAACAATTGCTTCATTTCACGATGAGACCATTTATAGTCTGCAGTCAAAATACGTTGTAATGCATTCAGTTTTGCTATTTGAGCAGAATATGCACCATTTGCAATTTTGTTGGTATATGTTGACAATGTTGCAAAATCAACCATAATCTATATTCCTCTTATATATCTTTTATTCTATTTAATTTATTGTCAAATTCTTTATTGTCAAATTCTTTATTGTCAAATTCTTTATTGTCAAATTCTTTATTGTCAAATTCTTTATTGTCAAATTCTTTATTGTCAAATTCTTTATTGTCA